ACGAGCGTCCCGCCTCCGGCGACGAACAGGTAGTCTTCGCGGCCCGCAGTCGGCGGCATCCGAGCGAACGTCAGCCGCTCCCCGTCGAAGCCGCCCTGGAGCGCTACGCCATCGCGGTAGAGGACGCCTCCCGTCCCCTGGAACCGGACGTCCCGGAAGCGATAGAGCGAGTGCGTGCCCGGCATCGCGTACAGCAGCACGAGGCCGAAGCGGCTGCGGAGGGTCCCGGAGCGGATCGAATTGATCCCTTCGGCACGACGCAGTGTGCCAGCGGGCATGCCGTCGCGGGCGCCCATCGGCCACCATCCACGTGCGAAGTCCCGCCACCCAACGCGCATCAGCAGGCCGTCACGATCCCGTTCACGACAGTGAACGTCAGGAGGCTTACGGTCCCGGCGGTACACGACACCCCGGCCGTCCCGTTCGCCCAGTACACGCCCTGCACGTTGATCGCCCCCGCCTTGTCTCCGCCGGTCGGGGCCCCGACTTGGACACCTGCCTGGACGGTGAACGGAAAGAGCACGTTGCTCCCGTTCGAGCGGATCGTTGCTACCCTGAAGATTCCGTTGGTCGCGGCGTCGGGGCCCCACGCGAGGGCCTGCGTGATCGCGGACGACACCTGATAGAGAGTCCCGTGGCTCGCGCTGTTCGCGCCCGCGCTTGACCCGGTGACGTGCAGGGTACCGACCGAAGGCGTCGTACTCCAGGCCGGCGCCGTCGAGGTCCCCGCCGACGCCAGCACGCTTCCGGTGGCGACCGCCGCCAGCCGACTCCAGGTCGGCGTGGTCGCGCTCGCGTAGATCAGGTCGCCGATCGCCGCCGTGCTGAGCCCCGTCCCACCCTTGACACCGGGCAACACGCCCGTCACCTTCGTGGTCAGGTCAATCGACCCCGCGAGCATCGCGTTGGTCACCGCCAGCGCGGCGATGGTCGTAGCGCACGAACCGGCCGACGTCGTGACGCTGCCCGTGAGGGCCGGGAGCTGAGCGCACGTCGCGGACCCAGCGAGATGGGAGAAGTTCAACGCCGCGTCGGCCACCTGATAGCCGGACGTCACGTTGATCTTGCCGGCTCCGGGGTCGATGCGGGCTCCAAGAGCGCCCACCATAAAGCCCCCCGTGGCTCCGATCGTCGCCCGCACGATCTCCAGGGTGGCGAAGTCGATCGGCTGCGCCGCGCCGGTCATGACCAGCAGGCGGGTGCTGGTCACCAGCGCCGCGAGGCTGTTGCGCGACACTCCGCTGAGCGTGCCGCCATAGGCGGGGCCATACGCCACCGAATTGAGGTAGTTGCCCGCACTCCCCATGGCGCCGACATACCCAAACCCGGTGCTGCTCAAGTTCTTGATGTAGGCGCCGATGGGAACGCCGGGCCCCGACTGCTCGACCGCAATGCCAGTGGTCGGGGGCACAAGACCGATCCCGATGGACGGCGTCACGTAGACCCCGCCCGCGACCGCCGCCATCACCACTGTGCGGGTCCCGGCGTCGTCGATCATGTCAGCGATCGGCACGCCGTCGACCCACGTGTTCGTCTCGACGGTGGTGTCGGTGGCGTTCGCGGTGATAACGATGTCTTTCGCGCCTGGCGTCGACCCGCGCTTGATCCGTACGCCACGGATGATCGTCTTGCTGGCATGGTTGACCCGGATGCCGTCGAGCACCGGGATCTGGATCGTTCCGCCACTGATGACCGTGCCGACCGCGGCAAACCCCACGTTGCCGTCGATGTCGAAGGCCGCGCCGTTCGGGCCGGGCTGCCCCTCCACCTGGTTCTCGGTGAGCATTACGCCCGACGCCGCGCCGCCGCCGCTCACACCGCCGCGGATGAGCACGGCGCCCGCGCCGGCAAACAGATTGCCGTGCACGAGCAGGCTCCCGGCGCCCCCGATGGGGTTGTAGTCGAGCCCGACCGCGGACACGCCAGCCTCGAAGCCGTAGATCTCATTGTTCGCGATGCGGATGTTGTCGCCCGCCAGCTCAAACGTGATCCCGGCCACCAGACGGTTATCGGTGATGGTCGAGTGCGCCGGGGTCCCGAAGATGGTCCCGGTTCCCGAGGCGTAGATCGCCCGGCCCTGGCCGACATGATCGAGCTTGAGCCGGGTCACCATCAGGTTACGGATGTGGCCAAGCGAGCCGTCGAGATGCAGGACGTGACGCCCGCCCACGCCGGTCAGCGAGCCCGAGATGCGGAAGTGGCTGAACTCGTAGAACGCCACCCCGGCGCCCGTGACCGAGGGCCGCGCCACGAAGATGTCGGCGGTGCTGCTCGTCGCCGCGTCCACCACGAAGTTGCAGTCGTCCCCGGCGCCCGTCATGGTGACCGGGGCCGTGAACGTGACGGTGCCGTTGACCGGGTAGTCGCCCACCGGGCAGTAGATCGTCGCTCCGGTCGGTACGATGGCGATCAGCGCATTGAACGCGGTGACGTTGGCCGCCGCGCTGTTGGTGGGCAGGCAACCCGTCGCCGCCCCGCCGTAGTTTGCCTGGATGTTGTAGACCTGGCCTCCGCGATCCGTGAGCGTCCCGGTTACCGTCCCAGGCGCAATCACGATCGACGGCAGCGACAGCGTGAGGTTCGGCCCCGCCGTCGTCACCGTGAGCTGGTTCGCAGTCCCGAGCAGGTTGAGCGGGCCCACGAGCCCGTTGATCGCGGTGACCCCAGCCCCGGCGCCCGTGATCGGAACCCACGCGGTACCGTTCCAGTAGTACGCCGCTTTGTCGGTGGGGCTCCAACAGAACACCCGGTTCGTCTCCGGGTTGCGGACCTCGGGGCAGAGCGAGAGCGGCATCTGGTAGCCGACGGTGCGAGGTTGAGCGCTCGCCCCCGCCACCATGACGAGCATGACGAGGGCGAGCGTCAGTACGGAGACCACGGTTGCGGATCGGCCGTCTGTGGGTACTCGAAGAGGACCACCCCCTCTACGGATCACAACTTCATCCACCGGAACAACGCCCCGCTCGGCGCCGCGACCGCGAACCCGATCGTCACCGACGTCGAGAGCGCGTCGATTCGCCACGTCGTATCCCAGTTCGGGCCGCCTTGCGGGATATACGACACCGGCAGCGTCACCGAAGTCCCGCCCGCCGGCACGGGCGTCGTCTGGAGCGTCCCGCTCGGTGCGATCGGCTGTTGGAAGAGATCGTTCAGCGCGCGTTGCTGCGGCTCGGGAAAGAGGCCCGGCGGGATCTGCCGAATGCCGTCCGTCACACCAACACCAACGCCAGCAGCATGTTCCCGAGGTTGCGACACGCTCCGGCGAACGCGCTGTCCCGATGGTCCGACTCCCGCTCGTACTCCCGCGACAGGATCGCCAGCGCCAGCGGAACGTCCAGCCACGCCGGGAGGTCCGCCCGCAGTTCCCCGACTACCACGCCGAGCGCGCGGTCCGGGAAGTCGTGGCCCATCGGGGACCCGAACAGAAAGCTGAAGTCGGCGGACGCCTGTTGCGGGATCGGGTACAGCCGCACGAAGTGCTCCGGCATGTCCTGCTCGACGTACGCCCGTGGCTTCGCCGCGGTTTCGTCCCGCCACGCCGAATTCGTCGCTTCCAGTTCGCGAAGCGTCGCTAGCGGGAGCATGAGATCGTCGTAGAACACCGCGTACTCCTTGACGACGTCGTCGGGAAACTGGTAGACCGCTTCGTTCCGGGTCGTTTCGACCAGGCGCACCGCGGTGCCCACGCCCCACCGTCCCGCGTCCACCATCATGTCGTCGTAGAAGTCCGCGATCTGTGTGTCCGGGGCAAGGTTCGTCGTCAACTCTTCCACGAGGGCGAGCACCGACGCGCGGCTCACTTGAATTTCTCCGGTTTCAACGCGCAGCTCGCAGTCGTACAAGAGGCGATACTATCCCATACCACCTCATCCTCGCTGGCTCGAACGAAACCGTATGTGCACCAATTGCATCCGTCTCCTGCCCGACTGCGTACCGCACCGCGCTCACCAATCTTAGTACGCTCAATCTGATCGCGCGGCGTAGTCGAAAGGGACACTGCACCGCCCATAGAAACCGAGAGCGTGCCAGACCAACCAAGTTCACTAACTTCTAGCCACGATTCGTCTAACGGCGACGCCAATAACGCAATTGCGGCCAGCAGCGCCAGGCTCATCCCGCCTGGTCCTTCAGTCGCCCGGCAAGCGACGACGACACCTCCGCCAGCGGGCCGAACTGTCTCAACTTCAACGACACAAGCATCGTCGCGAAGTCGAGGACCATCGGCACCATCTCGTCGTGGACTTCCAGTTCGTCTGCGTCACCCGCGAGCACCGCGGTCAACTTCGGCGACCGCACCGTCAGGCTGTCCCCGACCCGCGAAGCCGGCCACACCACGACAACATCCCGACCGATCGTCCCGAAGATTTCGTACCGCGGGCCGACAGCCCGGGGCCACCCCCGGCGCATGCCGAACCACGTCGGGCCCCACGGGACCGGAACGAGATCCCGGTTCCCCTGGCGGATGTACCGGACCTTCACGGACGTCCCGAGCAGCGCGTCGACCGGATAGAAAATCCGCAGCGGTTCCGTCACGAGCGTCGCTTCGTCGAGAATCCAGCCGAACCGGGCGTTGAGCAGGCGCTGCGCGTCGGAGATCCGGGAGCGGGTGAAGTCCCGCGTGGCGACGGCGCCCTCGGGATCACGCACGCGCTGGAGCACCACGTCAACGAGCGGGCCGCACGGCGTCATTTCTTGCGGCCTCGCCGGACTGCTGCCGTCGCCCGATTATCCCGACGCACCTGAAGCTCAACTTTGTGGCCCCGACCTCGCTTGGCGAGCCACTCCCTTTTACCAAGATATCGAATTACACGAAAGGTGCGGAATCGCACAACATGGACAAGCCCGCAGTCGCAACACGTCATCTTGTACCCGTTCATGATCGGACTGATCCAGCGTGACCAACCTGTTTTCGGGTCCGCGTACTCCTGATGATGGCGAGGCATCAGCCGCCGGCAAACCGCGTATACACCTCGTCGTGCGCCGTCCGAATGAACGGACTCATCCGCCCGCCGTCGCCGTACCCCTGCACGATGAACGAGACGTCGTCCACGCCGCGATCAGCGCGGGCCGCGTCCTCGATCAGCCGCTGCCACTTCGTCTCCTGCGCTCGGTACTCGTTCCGCCACACCGCAGCGGCTTCGAGCATCCCGGCGTCGATCGCCTTTGCCATGCGATGACGCATCGCGTTGATGATCGCGCCTTCCTTCAAAACGTAGTCCGGGATGACCCGAGGGATTTCGTCCTCGAACTTGAGGTCCCGCGGGAAGCTCCAGTACACGTAGTGGAGCAGCTCATCGACTCGGGCGTACGGATACACCTCGACAACACGGACGTCGGGGTTGCCGGCGGCGTCGGGGCCCACACCGATCTCGGCCACGGTCGACGGCGTCCCTTGTCCAGAGAGCCGCGCCGGGCTGTCCAGGTCCAGCTCCGCCAGCGAGACGACCCGGAGCTGCGCCCGCGATCGCATGTGAACGAAGTCCCCGAGCCAGCGAGCGTCCGGGGCCAGGGTGAGGTAGCGTGCAGCGATGCTGTAGCCGATCCCGGCAGCCGACGCGACCACGTACGGAGACTCCAACGTCAGCGTGCCCCCGGTGAACTGCGCGATCCGGTACCACTCTTGGTCTTGACCACGGAAGAACCGTCCCAGCAGACTGTTGTCCGGCACCGCCGTCCACACCGCGAGTGCAGCGGCGTCAGGGGTCACGGTGCGACTCCCTTGTGTGACGGTGACGGTGCCGGTTTGGAGGGTCGCCGGCTGGACCAGCTCGCCAATCTTGCGGAGGTGCCGGTACTTCACCTTCGTGACGAGTTCGCGGTATCGCTCCGCGACCCACTCAGCGCACGCGACATGCCCGGCGTCGGACGCGGTATCGAGGAGGACCCGGCGCGCGACGTCCGACACCTGCATGTCGGGGCCGGGTTACGCCTGTCGGTAGGAACGGAGGTGTGGGCCCTGCGTGAGCCGGGCTCCGCGGTCGGCGGGCACCGGAGTCGGCGCCGTCCCGACGTCCGGAAGCATCCGCTGAACCTGCTTGCGGATGCCGGCGGGGACGTCTTCGAGCTTCTGTTTGCCGGATTTCACGTCTCGTGCGAGATCACGCATACCCACAGATCACGCTCCTGGAACGCCGGCCGTCATGGCGGCGACGTCAGCCGAGTAGTTCCGCCACACGTCGGTGGCATGTCCGGTGTACCCGTGGGCGTTGTCGACGTCCGCCTCGATGTCGGAGAACTGGTTGATCCCGACGTAGTTCTTGCCTTCGGTGCCGCCGGACGTGTTGATGACGACGGTCGCGGGGTCGAAGCGGTTGCCGTCGAGCACGCACTGGTTGCACGGCAGCACGATGTGGTTGGTGTTCGTGGCGAACCACGAGCGGAGGATGCGCCAGCGCAGGGGCGAGGCGATCCCGGCCCCGGCCGTGTGCTGGATCGCCGTGACGAGGCCCATGAACTCGCAGTCCTCGATCGTGTTGTGGTGGGACCCGCCGTGATCGTCGATGCCGATGCCGACCGGGGCCCCGTCGTCCCCGATGAACTTGCACCGCTGGATGATCGCGTGGGAGCCGTCGGGATAGGTCGCGTCTTCCGCCCGCCGAATCCGAACCGCAGCGATGTTGGCGGCGGGAACGAACAGGATGTTGTGGATCTCCCAGCCCTGCATCCGCAGGGTCAGGAGCGGGGTCGTCGCGACGGGCGAGGCCGGGGTCCGCCACCGCGCCCCGTCGTCGTGCCGCACATTGCCACCGTAGTTCCCGGTGATGACGACGCCCTCGACGTTGAGCGGGGCGGTGAGCTGCTCACGGATGTCCCCGCGCACGTGGATCACGTCGTTGCTCGCCACGAGCGCGAGGGCCCGGGCCATTGTCGCGAGCGGGCCGTTGTTCGACGAAGTCGTGTTGGGCTCGGTGCCGGTGTTGCCATCTGCGCCCTCGACGCTGTCGACGAAGTAGTGCAGGCCGCCGAGTGGGTAGACCGCCCCACCCGGAAAGAGCGGAACGCCGAAGCTGGAGATGCCGGAGAATTCCGTCATCGCCGCCTCCTAGCCCGTGCTGCCATCGACGCCAGCCCAGACGCCGAACGTGGAGGCCGCCATGTGCCGCTGCCAGCACGTGAAGATCGCGTTCTTGGTCCAGGGATCGTCGAAGGCATCGAAGATCGGTTCGTCCCGGGTCATGAAGTTGAGGTCGTGGACGCCCTTCGGGGCCAACGCCCACCACGCAGTCTGCGAGGTGAGGTAGTGGCCGATCATCCACGAGAACTCCTCTTCGAGGAGGGAATTCCGCTCGTTGTTCGCGGTGAACGGCTTGCCGGACGACCCGAGGATCTCCCGCGCGACGAACCGGTTGAACTCGTGCAACAGGAACATCACCGGGGCCATCATCCGCGGCAGGCCGCGGGCGTCGACCATGCTGGCGAACCGCTGCACGGAGTTCTGAATCCCGGTGATCGAGAACCCGATGTCGGGACTCGGCCGGTTCGCCTGCGAGATGCTCGCGTCGGCGAACGAGACGTGAGCCGTCGAGCAGAGGGATTCCCCGACCACGAACCCCGGGAACGCCGTGTTGAAGGCGTTGTTGAAGACGCTCCACGCGGAGACTTCCTTGCGGTTCCGGGATGCGCGGGCGAGACCGCCGCTCAGATCCCGCATCACCCCGTAGTTGTCGTCCCGCCACATGGCGTAGGTGATCTCGATGGCCATGCCGTAGGCCGTCGAGGTGTACGACTTGGTCGGGCCCTGCGTGGACCCGTCGAGCGGGAAGCGGTCGCCTTCGGGCATCGCGCCCATGGTCCCGAGGCCGCTGTAGATCTGGTCGGTGACGGTTGCGTACGGCAGGGTCCCGGTGTTCAGGATCTCCGGGTACTCCAACGCGCGTTCCTTCCCGACGTCGATGTAGACGCGGTAGAGGTCGGGGCGCAGGAGCCCCGAAAAGGCGTTCGTGACTTGCGGTGCGGGCATCTCTGCGCCCCCTTCCTAGATGTTCGCGGAGCCGGCGTTCGCCGTGCCCCGGGCTGGAGTCGTGACGATGAACTGCACGCGCCCGTTGACCGTACCGATCGGGTCGACGAGCCCGATGACCAGCGCACCGCCCGTGTCGGACACGGCGTTCGCGTCGAGGTAGTAGAACCCGGTGCTGAAGGCCCCGTCGAGGACGATCGGGAAGGTCTCATAGAGGTCGGTCAGCGCGAGCGTGTGCGTGCCGGCCGTCGAGTCCGAGAGGGTCCCCATGAACACGACGTCCGCCCCGACGAACGCGAACGGGACATCAGCGTCGGTCACCCCGGTCGCGTCGGCCAGGGCCATCCCGAGCGTACGCTTGTCGACGGCGCTCGCGTCGATCGGGGACGTGCTCACCGTCAGGCGCCCGGCGCCGTCGTCGATGAGGAACGCTCCGATCTTCCACGTCTGCGTGGCTTTCTCGAAGCCGTGCAAGACGACCTCGGAGGTCTTCCCGAGAGTCTTGACGAGCTGGGCTCGCTTCGGCGCACTGGTCAGCGGCATGTCATCCCTCCTTTACCGTCGTCGCATGGCGGAAGCCGGGGCCCCTGGCACCGTGCCACCGCGGATGTCTTGGTCGAGTCGTTGCCACGCCGCACGCTCCTGTGCGATGGCGCGGGCGTTCGCCTCTTGAGCAGCGGTCCATCCGCTGTTGAGCGCTTGAAGCCCCTCGGTGTCGAAGACCCGAACGCCTGCGCGCTCGGCCCGCTCTCGCAGATCGGCGTCCACGCCGAGTTCCAGCCGCCGGGTCGCCTCGTACTGAAGCCGCCGGAGCATGATGTACCGCGCACGGGGAATCCGCAGCAAGATGGTATCCCCGACGATGATACTGCCGTCGGGCGCGATGCAGTGTTCGAGGCCCTCAGCATCGGGGTCCTTCGCGAGGACCCGATCCCAGCCCTGCGCCCGAGCCGACAGGAAATGTCGGTTCCCGAGCTTACGCTGCGGATCGCACTGCTCCCACTTGTAGACGTAGTCCGGACGGGCGTTCGGGACTTCCATCTCGTTGACACCCTGCGCGTTGTACGTGTGCTGAAGGATGTCGCGATCGGGCTCCAGCGCTTGCTGGCTGATGGTCCCGCCGGCAGCGCCGAGTTCCTCGGCCTTCGCGGCGAGTTCGTCCGTGCGCTGGGCGAGGACTTCACGGCGGGCGTCGCCGGCCGGCGGGAGCGTGCCCACGCCACCGGGGCCTTGGTGGATGACACGGGGTTCGGTCGACGCGGCCATCAGTTCGCCTCCTGCGCGGCGGCCATGTCCTGGTAGGCCGCCCAGTTCGCGTAGCCCATCGCGCGGGCCTGATCGTCCAAGGAGCGCCCGCGCCGGTGGTGGTCGACGAACCCGCCGACGTCGAAGCCGAAGACCTCGTCGGGAGCCTGCTGTGCGGACGCACGGGCCGGGGCCTGCCGACCGCTTCGCGCGCCTGGCGTCTTCTCCGACGTGGCGGGTCCGCGCAGCGCGGCCTCCCGACTCTCGGTCTGGAGTTCGTCCACGTGGCCACCGACGACGAACCGGTAGACCTGGCCATACAGCTCCGGGGTCATGACGGTTCCGGGCGGCATCTGCTTCGTGTAGTCGTCGATCTCCTTCTCGAATCGCCGGAAGTGCGGAAAGAGAAGGTTGCCCTTGCCGTCGTTCATCGCCATCATCGTCGTCTTCGATAGCGACGAGATCGAGGCGGCGCCGGTCGCCCGCATCGGATCGATGTGCTCCGCGGCGAAGCGCCGCTGCGCCATGTTGGTAACGTAGCGCGCCGCCTGGATCGAGGTCATCCGGCCCTCGTCGACCGCGGCCTGGAGCTGCTCGTCGGACAGGTCGGCGTCGGGCGCGGGAGCCGCATGACGCGGCGCGGCAACCGCCGAGACCGCCTGCGCGATCGACCGCTGGAGATCGGCGTACTGCGCTCGGTTCTCCGCGGTGATCCGCTCGAAATCCTCCCGCGTGGCGTACTGCGGGGCCGGCGTCTCAGGCGCGACTTCGGCTGTGGTTTCCGGCGTTTCCGACGTATCGGGCATATGCAGTCTCCTCTTGTTCGGAGCGTGTCAATTCTGCGATCCATTTGTCAAGAAGTCTCTTTTGTGCTAAGGCCGCCTGGGCAGCCTCCCACGTCGTCGCGGCGTCCTGATCGGACTCCGCACGCTGGCGGTGTTTCACGAGGTGCTCGCGGTAAGACGCCAGCGCGTCGGGGTGTTGGCGCAGGAGTTCGAGCCATCTCATCCGACGGTTGTCCCGCTCGGCTGCAACGCGGCCTGCTGTCCGCCGAGCGCTCCCGTGAGCAACTGTGTCAGCATCGCCATGCCCTGCTGGGCCGGGTCTACCGCCGCATCCATCTCGGCGTGGAGGTCGACGATGAAGTTGGCGGGGTCCCGGATCTGATCGAAGGTCGTCAGGGTGCGGAGCACGAGCTGCCCCGCGGCGTCCGCGATCTTACGCGCCGCCTCCTGCACCGGGCCGGGGACCTGCGGGTTCGCCGCAATCGCCACGAGTTCGAGGGTCCGCTGGTAGTACTGTCCGAGGACGTTCATCAACATGATGCTGTTCTGGCGCTCGACATCGCGGTTGAGCGTCGTCGAGGACGCGGTCAGCTCCACGCTGTAGGCGTCGTCGAACTCGCGGTCCCGGAGCGTGGCGATCAACAGACGTCCCTTTTCCGCGCCGTGGACCTTGATGAGGTGGGCTTCCAGCTTGTGATCCCCGGCGAGAAGCCGCTCTTGCTCCCGGAACAAGCACTGCCGCACCGCCGCCGCCACGCACAGTCGGACCCCGTCAAACGCCGGGGTGAACCGCTTGTTCGCCTGGTTGAGCAGGGAGATCGCGGTGATCCCCGGCGTCCGGCTGGAGGCCAGCGAGCCGCCACGCGGCGGGGCCGTCATCTGGTTCAGGCCGACCCGGCGCTCCGCCAGCATCATCGGGAACTGCTGCATCATAATCATCGACGGGGAGATGTCGGACATCTTCAGCTCTTTGAGCGCTTCCGGGTTGGTCGCGAACTGGACCTTCCCGGGCCATACCTTCATCGTTTCGGGGATCGACGAGTCGCTCGCGAGCCACACCCGCGCATTCGCCAGAAGCGCGTTCGTCAGCGCGTAGCTGTGGACGTCGCTGGTCTCCTGCTGGAGCGACGAGACCATGTCCATCACGCCGAGGCCGAAGAAGAGGTGGCCCCGGATCTGATATCGCATCGCTTCGAGCGGGCGCCGATCGTAGGTGTTGTACTCCACCTTCAGGACGCTTCGCGACGTGCGGTCCCACGTGACCTTCAGGTCCTCGGCGACCCCGTCTTCGTCGATGTCGTAGTGACAGAACACGTGCCAGACCTCAAACAGCTCCGAGTAGACGTTGTTCCGCCACGTACGGCCGAGCATCTCGCGACGGTTGCGGACCCAGCCGATCGCTCCGCACGCCTGGACGTGCTCGGTGTTCCAGTCTTCCTCGGCGGCCTGGTCGTCCAACTCGGTCACCGTCATCCAGCGACGGTACGCGCACCACGAGGCAGTCTGGAGGTCGCCGTAGGCTCCGCCCGGGACGAAGAAGTCCTCCGGCGGGATCGGCGTGATGCGGGGCCCGCGCTGCGTCACCGTCATCGTGCGGGTCTTCCGTACCGACTCGACGAACGGGACGTGGAGAATGCCGGTCCCGAGTTTCACGTCGTCGAGGATGGCCTCTTCCGCCGCGTTTCGAACGTTCCACTCGTTCGCCACGCCCCAGTTGACGTGCTCCTGAAGCGCCACCGCGGCGTCTCGCCGGGCTTCGTCTGAGCCGACTGGCCGCACCGTGAGGATCGGCTGGATATTGAAGATGAGGTCGAGGATTTGGGCGTAAATCTCGTCGGTGGCGATGGCCCCGACCGGGACTTCGATGTTCGGCGCGTTCTCGATCGGGACGTTTCGCACCGCGACGCGAGGCTCGGCGACGTACTGGCGTAGGGATTCTCGCCACAGGACCTCTTGCGGGTGCCGGGCGGCGCAGGCGTCCTCCGTTTCGCGGCTGAGCCACGCGACGAAGTCCCGCATCCCCTCGTCGGTCCACTTGAGGGTCGGGACGGTGAGGTGGGGCTCGATCAACCGCATCGCGGCTCCTCAACGAGAACGTTGTTGGGGAAATCACGGGCCATGAGTTCTGCGCTGCCCAGTACTCCGTTCGTGGGATGGGCGGCATAAAGACCGTCACACATGCGGCAAGGAGCGGCCGGCGGAGGCTCCTCCAACAAGGCGTTGTGCTCGTTGCACCAGGGATGTGTCCGCAAACCACCGAGTCCGTATTGGTTCATTCGGCGCCGCCCAGCACGCCGACTACCTGCGTCGGGGCCCCGGAGTTGTTGTTCAGCTTGAGGTTCGAGGCGACCCCCGCGTCGATATCCGCGTTGAACACGAAGACCCAGCCTCCGGCAGCGAGCGGAATCCCGGCGTCGGTCTGGCCGTCAAGCCGCAACACGACCGCTTCGTCGAGCGGGCGGAACAGGAGCACCTGAATCGTCGGAAGCCCGCCGATCGCCACGTACGTCCCGGTGCTGGACCGCGTAACGTCGAAAGTCTCCGTCTCGTTCACCGTGAGCCGGGTGACGAGCGGTGTGTTCGGGACATCCACGCCGTCCAGCTTCAGGAGAAGCGTCGCCTCTAGCGTCGGCATCAGTTCGGGTGCTTCGGCCCCGACTTCGCCTGCGGCTGACGAGTCAGCCGAACCGGCTGCGTGGTCACGCGAACGTCGCGATCGCCACGTCGGTCAGGCTTCGATTCGTGGATGGACGACACGCGGGTGTATGGCTTTGCCATGGCAGTCTCCTTACTGGGGACAGGGGTCGAGTTTGTCCCGCCGACAGGCCAGGCGCTTCTCGTGCGCCGAGCGGTCGAGGAACGGCTTCTTGAAGGCGGCGTCGGTCTGGCTCCGCTCCATCTGCTCGATACCGTAGCGGACCAGCCCGCGGATCACGTCGTCGCGCGTCTGCGCGGGCTCCGGCGCCCTCTTCGTCGACTGAATCCGGGCGTTGTACCGCACCAGGTGCTCGGCGATGGTCGCCTCCTGGTCGTCCGTGATGGTGCCGCTGTACGGCCCGGCCGCGACCGGGGCCGCCGCCCCGACCAGCAGCAGCATGAGCAGCGTCGCGTGAACGGTCATGGCCAGCCCTCCTAGCACCGCACGAGGGTGCCATTGTTGTTGAAGCAAGCGCTTGTGGAACCGCCGCCGGCCAAAGTCGAGTCGGTGATCCCGCCAGCGTCGCCGATCACGAGCACCGGCGTCCCGGCGGTGTTGAGGATCTGGAAGTTGGAGCCGTTTGCCCGGAGGTGCTTGGTCCCATTGGCCGCGCCGCCGTGAATCAGGACGATGCCCGCCCCCTGCGTACCCCCGCTGACACTGGTCACGATGATCTGGTCATCGATGTCGGTCGGCACGGAGCTATCGATCACCCCATCGGCCGTGATCTTGAACTTCGCGACGAACCCGGCATCGTTCGGGAAGAAGTCGCTCACCACGAAAGCGTTCGTGAAGCCCCGGCCGAACGGGACGCCTGCGACGGCACCGAGCGCCGTATTCGCGAGGAAGTTTGTCGCCCCGGTCACAGAGGTGCCGACGGTCTCCAAGTGGTACGCGGCAATGCCCACCGCGGTGGTGCCGCAGTTCGCCGCACCGCAGAACACCTCCGCCTGCACCGATGTCACGCCGTTCGGCGTCGTCCCGGCCCGCGCCGAGCCCCACGTGTTCAGGCCGTATCCACCAAAGCCCGAGCCCGACCGCGCATCGAAGTACGCTACGACCGCGGCGCGCTCAGCCGATGACGTCGAGCCCTCCATCTGGTAAACCCCGCCGAGTGCGATCCCGGTCCCAGTGAACCCCGCTTGCTCGCTCACGCGCACCATGCCGGTGACGGACGTCGCGTTGCCGAGCTGGGCGGAGCTGGACGTCGAGCTGTCCGTGTTGTCGATCAAGAACCCGGCGTAGCTGTTGGACAAGATGTACTCGGTGAACGAGAATGGGGTGCTCGCGGTACGCGCGCCACTCGTCGCCGCGCTGATGAAGAGAGGTCGGGAGTCCGTATACGAGGGACTCGTGTTCGGGACGTCCAGCGTCAGTCGCTTGAAGGTGTCGTCCCACGTCGCGTTCGGGGACCCGCTCTGCGTCGCGGCGCCGGTCCAGAAGGTCATCTGGCCGGCGGAGCCGGAGCCGGTGATCCCCGACGCGCACCCAGACCATCCGAGCTGCTGGAAACCGTCCGTCTTCAGGCACTGGTTTGCGGTGCCGTCCGCGATCGGCAACTGCCACATGATGTTCGTGGCGATGGCATCGGGGGCCTTGAAGCCGACGTAGCTGACGCCGTTCGCGACGAGTTCCCGAAACCGGATTTCTCCGGTGTTGCCGGCTGAAGCACCGAACGGCAGCAGAGTAAGTGCCGCTTGCTGGGCCCACGAGTGGGCCCCGGTCCACGCACACGTACCGCTCAGGACGCAGGCGGCAGACGTCTGCGTGGTCGCGTCGGGGAACTTGAACCCGCCGCTGGTCGATTCGATGAGCCCGATTACTTGCATCGAACCGGCGGCGGCGAATTCGATGAAGTTTGACCACGAGGCGGAACTCGCACGACGTTGGAGCCGCAGCCCGCCCGTCGCGGAGTTGCCGATGAAGCGGAAGCCGAAGCCGGAAGCGGACGCCGACGTAAGGAGCTGGATCTCGCCGAGCGCGCCGCCGCCGTAGTCCCCGATGAGCAAGCCGCCAAACTGCGCCACCGGCATCGTCGTGAAGTTGATACCGAGTCTCGCGGTCCCCGCGACCTCAAATTCTGTCTGCGGAAGGGTCGTACCGATCCCGACCCGCCCAATATCGGTGATCGTCATGCGCGTCGCGGTGGCCGTCGATCCGGCCGGCGTCGTCACGAAGTTGAGGTACGCGGGCCGGGAGGCGCCGGTCCACGTACCGCCCGCTACCATGTTGATCGCCACCTGGCCGCTCGTGTACACGGTGCCGTCGTAACCCTGGCCGAACAACGAGCAGATCACGTTGTTGGCGACAAGGGTTGTCGGGGCGGCTGGGGTCCCGTTCGCCCGCCGGCAGAAATACTCCCCTTCGTTGCCGTAGGCGTCGATCTGGACCGCGGTAGCAACGCCGCTGGCGCTGGCCCACCGCTGCCGCACCGCAGTCAGCGAAGCGACGGGCGGGAGCGTCGAGACGTTCGTCGTAACGTAGACGTGCTTGTTGGTGTTGTCGACGCCGAAGGCGGTGTCGGTGAGCATCGCGTTGGTCGCCGCGCTGAAGATGAGCTGGCCCGGGGTCCCGAGGATGTTGTTCACGACGCGGGTCCCGCTGTTGAAGGAGAGCGCGCCGGACGCCGCCGACATGTCGGCTCCGAAGCCGCCCCGAGCCGCACCAAGCGTGCCCGTCCAGCCCAGCGTGAAGGTGTGGACGTCGACCGCCGACCCGATCGCGAGCGTCACGTTGGTGTCGTCGACTTTGGCGAAGGTTTGCGTAGCGCCGGTCTGCCCACCCAGCGACGTGAGACCCGTGCCGCCACTTGAGCAGTTCGCCCAGCCCCACACGTTGCTTCCGTTCGTCGAGAGACAGGTTCCAGCCGCGCCATCGCCAGTCGGCAGCGTCACCGTCGTGCTGGCAGCGGTCACGCCGGGCTGAATCGTGAACGTGTTCGCGTTCGCCGCGTTGAAGAGAACGAGCTGCCCGGTCGTCGTCGAGGCGACCCCGATCCCGACCGCCGGGGTAACGGTGAGGCGCTGGGTCGCCGTGGTTGTTCCGATCGCGACGTTCTGCGCCGACGTGATACGTACCGCCTCGGTGAGGGTCGTTGAGCCGCTCGGCGTCGTGGCGAGCGTGATGAAGGTGGGCCACGACGTGGCGGTGAAGGCGCCGGACGCGAAGAAGCCGAGCGAGGCCGCAGACCCGCTGTAGCCGGGAGTCCCTTCCTCGTATCCCTGTCCGATGATCGCGCAGATCGGGTCGTTCGTGGTGAGGGCGGTCGGGGCAGCCGGCGTGGTGTTCGCCCGTCGACAAACGAGGGCACCTTGTGCAGCCCAAGCATCGGCTGCGATGTTGCTGGGGCTTCCACTGGCACTGGCGACCCGAAACCTGGAGTCCGCAGGCGGGAGCGGAAGCCCCGACGCATTGTTCGTTACATTAAGCTGGATATTGACGTTGTCCCAGGTCAGCTTACTGTTAGTCCCAATGGCGTTTGTCGCGGCCGAGAACAGAAGGTCTCCTGGCGTCCCCAAGACGTTTGAGAACACCGGAGTCCCCGCATTGAACGAGACGGCGCCGGTCGCTGCGCTGGTGTCCTGTCCCCAACCGCCGCGGTCCCGGGATAGCGTTGAAGCCCACGTCAGGACGTGTGCCGTGCCTGCCGACGCAATCTGAAGGTTCGTGTCGTTCGTGAAGGTCTGCGTCGCTCCGGTCAGTCCGTTCAATGAGAGGATACCAGTCCCGGCCGTACTGCACGCCGCGCCGGTTGGCGAGATCACTCCGGCGCTGTTGATCTGAAGGCATTCTGTACCGGCGGTTGGGACGGGAAAGGTCAGGTTGTAGAAGGCGCCGGGACGTTGAATCTGGACTTCCCATGGCATCGGGTACCGAGCCGGCGTTCCTGAAATAGGATTGGTCACGCCGACATAGCGGTTGGATCCGACGATGACCTCGGCAGCACTCCCGACAATCTCGATACCGATAGCACTTCCGGTCGTGATCCGCAGGAGTTCATTGTCAACGATGCGGTAGCGTGTTCCGCCGCCCATCTTGATCCCGACATCGACGTCGCTGATGAAGTTCTGCGCGATGATGACGTCGGTCACGTACGTCGCGTCATTCGTGCCGAAGGCGATGCCCCAGTTCGTCGCAACGCCACCACTACCAAGCAAACGGCTGATCTGGTTCCCGGTGATCTGCAAGTAGAGGATCGCCGCAGCACCGCTCGACCGTGTTACCTGAATCCCGATGGCATCGAATGACTCGATTGAATTGTTCGCGATGATGAAGTCTTGCGTCGAGTCGAGCGGGTCGATGTTGATGGCCCCGGCGAAGCCGAGGAACTTGTTGTTCGTCAGCCGAATACCGCCACCCGAGCGCCAGATGAATCCATTAGCTGTGATGGGGCCGAAGAACGTGTTCCCAGTGATGACGGTGTCACCCTGGTCACCGTTTTGCGTATTCTCCCAAGTGATACACGTCGTCACGCAGTTCCAGAAGGTGTTGTTCTCGATGATGGCGAACAGGCTACTCACGGAGCGAGTTGAGCCGGCAAGCCCGAGGAATTGCATGTTCGAGATGCGGGTTTTCTGCGCGCCACTCAAGCCACCGACAACCCCGGGCGACGTCAGCCGAATGCCGTCACCGCTTACCGCAACAGAGCTGACGATCGCGAAGTTTGCGAACAAAACCGGGTCGGTCGAGTTGACCGCAAAGCCGTGCTGCGTGGCGTTCGTCAAGCGTACGCACGATCCGCTCGTGCCGGCGGTACCGACCTGCCCGGACCCACCACCGAACCATGTCACCGACTTGGTTACGTTGATCTGCACGCTGATGTCGTAGCAGCCGACGCCTGGCGGGATGTAGATAGGTTGCCCAGCTATTGCTGCGTCGTGCGCATCCTGAAACGCCGCGTTGTTCACAGCAACCGACGCGCCGATCGCCGCACCATAAGTCGTGATATCGAGCCAGAGCGACGCGGAGCCCGTGCATGCGCTGTAAGCGCCGCCGTTGAACGAGCAGAGCAGCGTATGCGTCACGCTGTCAGCCATCACACGCGCGACGCCGGCTGACGACAACGGATGCGTCGAGGTTTCGGTGAGCAAGAGCTGTTCGAGGGTCCCGGACGGGCCCATAAGCGCCTTCAGCGCTTGCTGCTCACGGGTCGTAAGGATGACTTGCTGCGCCACCGCAAGCGGGGCCACCGCGCACAGTACGAAGCCGAAGACGGTACCGAGGACGAAACCGAGGATGAACCGCTTCAACGGTTACGCCTGGAAAGAACCGCCGTGACGTTCAGCCCGACACCGCTCGCAACGTGCTGGATGGTGTCATTCGCCGGAGGCACCCCGCCGCCGGAGATCGGGATGCCGTCGCCGGGGAACCCGTACGACAGCGTGTCGTTCGGCGGGACGTTCACGCCGGGGATCATCTGGTTCGCGGCGACGGCGACGCTGCCCGGCGCCACGAGATACGCGGTGTACGTCAGTGCGCCGGCTGTCGTGTTCGTGAGGATCACCCCGCTCCAGAAGAGAGGCTCCGCCACGGTCAACAGCGTGCCGAGCACCGCCGGAGCGACCTCGGGCCCGAGACGAAACTCCTGCTGGTTGCCGAGCGCCGGGTAGCTCATGTTGATCCTCCGATCATGCGACCGTGCGTCGCGACCGCTGCGGTCAGCCCTCGGCCCGCGTTCTGGAGCACCGTCGCGGTCTTGTCGAGCGCGGCCTGCGTACGGATGGCCTCTTTCGCGACTTCGTGGGTCGCGACGTAGGTGAAGCCGAACAGGCATCCGGCAACGGGCTCCACGTTCCCGGAAGCGTCACGGAGGTGGTCTTCGATCCACTGAGCGCAGCCGCGCGTGGTCCCGGGACACTTCTTGTGGAACAGGGCGCACGGGCGGCCCGTGGTGTCGACGATATTGCGGACCCACGCCGGGTAGTCCATTACGTCTTCTCAGCGACGATGATGTCGCGGTAGAGCGGGCGCCATGTTCCGTCGCTCGCGATCGGCGGCGAGGTCGCTCCGCTGAGGTCGGGGTCGGGTGTCCCGGTCAGCAAGACGCCGACCGGCGCCTCTTGGTACCCTACCGCGTTGTTGTTCACGACGGTGAAGACGCTCGCGCTGGCGCCGGGAGTCCACGCTGAGGTCTTCGCGATGAAGCCTTGAGTGGCGCCGTCGCTCCCAGCGACCGGGGCATCGTGCTGGTGCGCGCCGAGAGTATGCGTATGCGAGGACATCGTGATCCCGGTCAGCGTCCACGAACCACCGTCAGCTCGGGCCCCCACAACGAGGCGGAGCGCCCGGTCATCGAGCGTTCCAGTGACATCGCGGGTCCACCCGGCTGGCGCCGTGTCGTTGTCGAAGAAGAGGCGGGTCCCCGGCGGGAACGCTGACCCGCCGATGTCGTCGAGCATCGCGAACGTGCCGTCTTTGTCGGGGTAGGTCTGCGTGCGCGTCGTCGTCACGCCGCTTGCGAGGATCAGCGGGAAGTTCGCCGGATCGAAGCGGAACCGTACCGCGAGCACGGGTTGGTCTTCGTCTCCGGTGTTCTCGGAGATTTCGAGGCTTCCCGCGTTCTCGCGGATGAACATGTCGACGCCGAGCGTTTCGGTTCCGAGCAGACGCACGTACGGATTGTTCGTGCGGTTCACGAGCGGGGAGAGCTGCCTCTCGTCGACCACCGCGGTGACGGAGCCGGCCGCCGTGGTCACCCTCATCAGGCGTACGCAGTCTGTCGGAAGCGGAAGGTCGACTACCGAGGTGAGGTAGTGGGTCCCGGCGACGCGGGTGAACCCGCCGAGGTTTCCGGCGGTGTCGGGACTAGCGATCACCCACGTGGTGGAGTCGTCCGCGTAGGTGATGCTGCCGCCTTCGGTCGCGTAGAAGCCGCCGGGGAAGGCGCCCATGCCGACTGGCGTTGCGGTCAACCCGGCGACCGTCCCGTGAAGCCCGCCCCCCGCCACGAAGCTCTGGAACATCAGGACGAAACGGTCGGCGTCCTCGCTCCGCAAGAAGGTCTGGAGCGCTTCGAGGAACGCCGAGCCGGCTTCGGGGATCGGGTTGACGGTTTGCGTGGTCATGCGCGAGTTACTTCTTCGGCTCCACCACCGCCGGCTTCGCGGGCGGCACAGGCACCGGCTTCAGTTTCGCCAGCTCTATTTCCAGCGTCTTGATCCGGGCCGCCGCTTCGTCGAGCTGGACGCCGAGGCTCGCGTTGCGGACGTCGCACTGGTTGCGCTCCCCGCCGACGTTGTTGCTGTAGCGGAGGGCGAGCTTGAGCTGATCCTCGCACGACGCCGGAGGCTGCGGCTGCGCCGACACGACCGACGCGGTCGCCACGAACAGAATCCCTGCCAATCCGAGCCGAGTTCGCATGGTTCCTCCAGTCACAGGGTTCACGGCACGTGCGCTTTCGAGGGCGCAGGCGCTGGCGAGGACTCATTCATCCGGTACAGCGCCGGACAGAAATCCCCGGCCAGCATCACGTTGCAGAACGGGTTGAGAGCCGAGCAGCCACCCAACGTCAGCGCGAAGACGGCCGCTCGCCACACCGGGTGCTACTCCGTGGTCTGCCCGACGCGCGGCGCCGCGTCCATCGCGTCCATGTCGTCCCGGAGCTGCGCGGAGCCGGCCTCCAGCGCGGCCAGGAGGTCCGCCTTGGCCTGCTCCGTCTGCGCCGGGGTCATCTTGCCGAACCCGGACACGATGCTGTCGATGTTGGCCTTCACCTTGTCGAACAGGTTGACGCCCTTCTCGGCCAGTTCCTTGACGCTCTCCGTGATGTCGGGGATCTCCCCCTTGGCCTTGCCGAGGAGATCCGAGATGATCGTCCCGAGGTTCGTCAGCGAGCTGAGATCGAGGGCCATGGTGTCCTCCTACCGCATCTTCTGGTTGAGGTCGCTGCGGAGCCTGCTGATCGCGGCGTCGACCGCGCCTTGCGCCGTGTCGCGCGAGGGCCCCAGCGCCATGCCCTTGACGAACTCCAGCTGGTTCCCCGCCTCGCGGTAGCGGATGCGGAACACGCCGTCGAAGGCGTCCCAGGCGTTGCACGTCGGCTGGTCGATGGTGCGCGTCGCTGCGGTGCAGCCCTTGAAATACTTCGCGGCGGTTTCACCGTGGTCCACCCGGATCTCGTGCATCTGCTTGTCGGCGGCGAGAACGGCCTTGCCAGCGACGAGCACGGCCTGATCCGCCGGGGTGGCGGCCTGCTTCTCGCCGGTGAGCGAGGCGCAGCCGGTGAGCGCACCGACCGCGACGGCCAGGAACAGGAACAACACGAGCTTACGGGAGTTTCGCATCAGAACCTCCAGTCGGAATGGACACGCCTACGCTCAACGCTGCGGGCGTCGGGTTGTTCTGCACCACGCCGGTTGGCGTGACGGTCGTGACTTGGACCTCTTCGCCCTTGAGGCTTGCGGTGTCGGCCGGGGTCGCCTTCAGGGCTTGTTGTACTGTTCGGGCGAACGCAGCCACCATGCCCGCAACGATGGCGATGACCGTGATTCTGTTCATCGCGGCACTGTCGATCGAAATGGCGGCCATCAACGAGGCGTAGCCCGCAAGGATCGCATCGGTGAACGCGCTGATGATGAGCACGGTCCAGGCGCTTTTCCAGTTGCTCACAGAGCCGGTGCCTCTCGTGGCCGGGCCTCACCGCTCCGAACGCCTTCTTCCCGCGCGAGCAGGAGATCCTTGGCGGTGGACGCCAACAGCTCGGCCGCTGCCTGCGCTTCGACCCGCATGGCTTCGCGTCCCGCCGCGAACGCCGCGTTGGTCGAATCCGCTATCATCTTGTCCATACGAGAGTTGATGTGGATTTTCAGGTCGACGACAGCCTCCGAACCCTTCCTGAGTTGGCGGCTAATGAGCCCAAGGAGCGCCGCGACAACCACGCCGAGCGCGGAGACAACCGGGCCCCACGAGATTGACTCGATCATTCGACCCACAACCAGCACTGCGAGGTCGTGGTGATGAGCGCTTCGAGCGCCTGTTCCGCGCGCGTGGAGTAGAAGTGCGACGCCTGCGCGGGCAGGGCACCCGCCAGTAGGACAAGGGGAAGGACTACTGTCATCCACAGGCGCCGCACGCTCAACCCTCCCGGATCAGAAACGTCAGCGTAACGAGGGTGTCCGACGTGACGTTCAGCTCAGTGACGAGGAACTTGACCCACGGCGCGAGGAAGTTCGGCAGCGAGACCGCGAAGACGCCCTCCGGCGTCGGGAAGTCCGTCACGGACGCGGCCACGAGGTCCGCGTAGTCCGAGAACGCGCCGAAGGTCACGCCGTCTTCGGAGATCGCACATTCCACCTTGACGGACGGGACCGCCGAGAGCACCGAGGTGACCCCCATGATGAGGGATTCGGCACGGGTTGCGAACCGAAGCGGGATGGCCGGAGAGGTGAGGGTCCCGGCCTGCGTGATTGCCGCAGCGGTCCAGATGTGAAACGGAACGAGCCGTTCCATCACAGGGGGCATGCGTTACCTCGGCTTTCCGCGCTGCGGTTTCGGGCGCACCGGGGACCCCGGCTTCCCCGGCCGCCGCATCGGAACGGTCGGCCAGAGATTCGCGTTGATCTCCCGGGACGTCGGACGAGGGGTCACGGGTTAGTAGTTCGAGGCGCCCGCGCCGTGACCCTGCGTCGCGCGATTGATACCGCCGCCCTTGCGCGGGTTCGAGCGCATCGACACGCCGTTGATCGGGCCGGGCTTGACCTTGGCCTTGGAGCCGGTCTTGCCCTGGCTGTAGTTGTTGTGCTCACGTCCCTTGATCGAGACGCCTCGGCCGCTTTCGCCGGAGCCCATGAAGCTCATCGTTCATCCTCCCTGTGGATTGGACGGTCGGGGACGGGTTGGCGCCATCTGCGGAGGCGCGGGCGCCGCGGGTACCGGAAGCGGGTTCTCCAGCGCGGTCACGCGGTCTTCGAGAACGCCGATGCGGGGATCGCGCTCGGGTTTCTGGAGCGCCTTGAGGCGGGTCTCCAGCGCGTCGACTCGCTCCTCCAGTTCTTTCACCTCTTGCATCGCCATAGAGCACCTCCCTGCACCGAGCCTCGCGAAATCCGAGGCAGTTTGTCAAGAAGTTCTTCGGGTTAGGCGCTCCGGGCGACCTCGTCGATGTACCAAGACGGGGCGTTGCTTTCGCGGAGGAACTCCAAGCGGGCGTCGCGCTCCATGGCCCCGCTCTTCGCCACGGTCGTCTTCCGCAGCATGGAGATCGCTTGCGCGAGCGCGTCTGCGAGGTCGAGGGTCGCGCCGGCTGGGAACGCCTCCAACTCCAGCCACAAGTCACGATGCGTCGGGTGCATGACGAGGCGGCCCGAGTTGATGACGGGCTGGAGGATCGTCTCGGTGCGGGAGACCTTGTCGACGTTGGTGGGCATTTTCATCGGGAGAAGTGGAAGTCGCAAGAGGCGCTGTTTCGCTTCGCGCTGGAGCGCGTCGGCGTACAGCGATTGCATCGCGCTGGCGTCGATCCCGACGACGCGGAGTCCCGGGAAATCCTGCACGAGCTTGAAAATCCGGTCGGTGTGCGTAGTGGTCGAAACGCGGTCAGCCCAGGCGTGCAGCACGAAGATCCGGCTGATGGCGTCTTGGCCCACGACGACGTCGGCGCTCCGGGAGGAGGTGCGCTTGTGCTGGACGGCCTTCCCGGAAGCCGGGTCGATGAACGCGACGATATCGGTGAGGTCGCGGAGGGTCACGACGCCAGGCGCGGCCCGATCGCGCCGTGCCGGAGTTTCCGGTGGATTCCGAATTCGTCCTGGAACATCGGCGTGTTCCGGTCCCCGAGGCTGAGCAACCCGGAGACACGCTCGAATTCCGCTTGCGGGACAAGGCTCCCGACGATGTAGTAGAGGTTGCCACAGGCGGAGCAGCGCGAGGCGCCAGGCTCCTGCGCGCAGCGGCCCCGGCACCGCGGGCACGTCTCGCACGGTGCAGAGAGGCGGTTCGACGAGGACGGGACCGGGAGCTGGGTCGACGAGGGAAGAAGGGCAGCCTTGGGCATCAGGCGGCCTTCGGCCCGCACCGCGGGCAGACCCACCGGCCGTCGACCGCTTTCATCTCGTTGCGGCACCACCCGTGGGGGCAAAGCGGCGGACGGAGCGTCGTTTTCATCCCTGTCGGAGCCTCATGCGGCCCCCGGACTCGCCGGGACCGCTCCATTCGGTGCGTAGCCAGCCTTCGCGACCGGTTCCGGGGTGTTCGCCGGGCGAAACAGCGAAATTTGGGCGATTTTCCTCGCGCGCGGCCGGTTTTGCCCGCTCCGTGAGCACGAAATCGCGCGGATCGTCCCCGACGACGATATTTTCGCCTTCGAGAACGTACTGACGGACCTCAGCCATGTCGAAAGCGGTGATCCCGGCCCCAATCGCGGTGTTGAGGTACAGAAACGGGAACAACACGCCGAATTCCGAGCGGAGCTGGTCGAATTTCGCGAGAGTGAACCCGCCCTCCGGGTAAATCGGCGTCCCGTGCTCGATCCCGGAGCGCAGCATGACGTCGACCGACTTATCGGAGTCCATGATGAAGCGGGCCCAGTCGTAAGCGGCCCACCGGGTCGTCGTCATGAACTCCAGGCATTCTGGTTTGTTGATGAGGGCCCGCGAGGTCACGTGCCACTGGATGGCGTCCTGCATCACGGCGGCGCTGTTTGCGGCGTCGCGGGTCGCGAGGTCGTCTTTGATGAGGATGCGCGGGTGGGCCCCGGTGATCGCCCCGCCGACGCCGATCCCGCGGATTGTCGGGTCGGGGAGTTCCTCGCCGCGGTGATCGTGGCGGACGATCATCTCGGTTTCGTTCCACTTCTTGGAGGCGCGCGGGTTGTCCCAACAGACGTGGGGCCAGAGCGCACGGAAGATCGTGTTGCCTTCGAACACCGACTGCACGACCCGGAGCGCGTCGGAGGCCCGGTCGGCGGACTCCCCGGCGAGGACAATCGTGGTATCCCGACCGTCGAGACCCGCGATGTAGATGTTCGCGTCCTTCGGTTGGATGACCATGTGCGGGGTGAGGGCGTGGCCGATCAGCGTGGTCTTACAGTGCTCGCGGGGCATGAGCAGGAGCTTGCGGCGGAACTTCGTGAAGTCGAGGAGCCAGTTGCAAACTGGCGCGTGGAGCGTCCGGGTCAGGTAGGTCCGGCCCAGGACGCCCACCGCGAACGTGAACAGGTTGCGTTCGGCCTCCGCCTTGAACTGACCGACGAAGGCGCCGGTTCCGCCGGACGGGTCCGAGCCTGCTTGGCGTACCGCCCCGGTCTTACGGTCAACGATGATTTCGTCGTGGAGGGTTTCGGCGGTGGGCGCGTCGTCGGGCGGCGCGTCGGGAACGGCGAAGTCGGCGATCAGAGAGTCGAGGGTGTTCACCCGACTGTTGACCCGCACGTTCCGCGGCGGACGTTCGTAAGAGCGACGCAGATCCACGAGACACGGATGCCAACGGTGAGGCGTTGCATGGCGCTGTCGCAGAAGGGGCACTTCACTTGCAGGCTTCCACGGCACGGCGCCAGCGCTGGTGCGCCGCGCGATCGTTCGGAGTCCAGACCCACCGCGAGAAAGGCCCGTCTTCGTCGAGGCGGGACATTGAGCCGGACGAACGGCGTTCCCACTCCCGCGAGGCCGCTAGGAGTTCGATGAGGTTGCAGGACAGTGGGACAGCCACCTCCTGGAAATCGCGGTCGACGTAGACTAAACCGCGCTGTATGATCTGTGCGCTCCCCACCGCCACGATACACAGCATCATCACGGCCCACGTCACCACCGCGGCGAATGCGATGCACCGGCAGTCAGGGCAGGCCCAGCGGAAGCCGGCGTGTTGGCGGGTGGTCATGCCTCGCCCTCCGCGCTGTCCCCAGCCGGCGGGGCCGGGACGCCCGCATCCCCCTCTGGCAAGAGGGTGGCCGGGGAGTTACCCCACTCCCGTCCCGCCACCCAGCTCACCGGACACACGAGGTCGTGAGCGTCAGCCGCTTCGTTCATTACGCGCTCGAATGCTTCGCGGGTCAGGTCTTGCGCACGCTGCTGTGCCACGAGCTGGCCGCAGCGCGTGCAGTGGTCTTGGACCATGCTCCACGACTGATACAGGGCCCACAATTCGTCGGAGATCATTCTGGCTCCGAAGGCGGGACGTCGATCACGCCGCTCTGCGGCGAGGCCGCCGGCATCCCCGCGATCATCTGAGCCAGTTCGGTGCGGGAGAAGACGATCCGGTGAACGTGTTCGACTTCATTCTGCTGACGCTTGGCGAAGCGTTGCGTGCGGTCGAGGATCTCGGTGGCGGCGGTTACGCGGACCTTACGGTCGGCGGCGGCGCCGTCCCCACGGGTGTCCCGCACCTCGATGAGCGTGTGGACACTGTTCTCGGCCTCGGACTCGATCAGGCCGCCGACCCCGTCGAGGAAACGGCGGCGTAGTTCCGCGCGCATTTCGCCGAGCTGTGCCTGGAAGAGCGGAGAGGTTCGCATCGTGGAGATGTAGTTCTCGGCGAGCCCGAACTCTTCGGCGATCCGGACGTTGGTCCAGCCCCCGGCCATGGCGAGGAGTACGAGGTGTCGGCGCTCGGTCCAGTTCTTGATCTGGTCATGGGTAGCCATCAGCGACTCAGCAGACGTTGATCCACGGATCGAGCGTTTCGTCGGGATCGACGTGGTTTAGTGACAGCACTTGAAAGGCGCGTGACGGAACGTCGATGATCTGCCCAGGCGTCAGCGTATTCGGCCACACGATGGTATCGTCAAGGCGCACGATCCATATTGGGTTACGCCGCAGCAGTTCCGAGGCGCCCATCTCGCCCTCCGTGCGTGCGGGGCCCCCAACCCGGAGGACTCGACCAACCGCCCCCGGAAGGCCGAGCGGAGAGGCCGGGGGCCCCGCTGCTGGAGCGGAATGTAACGTGGAAGACGCGGTGTGTCAAGGGAATTGTGGTGGGGCGGGAGTGGGGTACTACCTGTGGGGGTGCGGCCCTCTATCGCGTCAGCGGCAGTTCAGTGGGTGCGTCTTCGGGCAGGGTGGCAGGTGCGCCTCGCGGAAGTCCACGCAGCCCGGGCACCGCAGCCCGGCCTGCACGCTACACCGTATTCCGTGACCGACGATGTGGTGGTCGCACATCAAAGTCACCGCGCGTAGCCACTTGGCAACAACAGCAGCGTACCGCCGGGTGGCCCGGGGCTTTCCGGCTTGGCGGGCACAGCCACGCATGGCGTGTCTCCTTTGGTGTGGTCGGGGTAGGGGGTTTCGAGCCGCCCGACCTCCCGCTCCCAAGGCGGGCGCTCTACCTCTGAGCTATACCCCGACGAAGTCTGGCTGCCCGGCCCGGCGTCGATCCGGGGCCCTCGGCTTCAAAGACCGCTGCTCTGCCACTGAGCTACCGGGCACTGAGGTTCGCGCTCGCGGGCCGGGCTTGACACCGGCTTGCCGGACTTGAACCGGCAGAACGAACACCGGGAGTTACCCGGCACGCCCGTCCCCGACGTCCTGTCTACCGGCGTGAAAACCCGGGGCGAAGGCCTGACCAAGGGGATTCACTACCCCCGCGCGCATCAGCTGACCCCGGGCCGTTCTCCGGTCGCGTGTCCTTCCACGCCGCCGCGAGCACGCTCTGTTCGGTTGTAAGTGAGGCCGGAAGCCTACCCCCGCTGCTTTGCGCCGCAACGCCAGCCTTCGCAGGAGAGCTTCGGACGACCTCACGCCTATTCGGTTGTCGGGACCCGGCAGCACGCTCCTCCGCTCACCCCGGACCATGTACCGGCTCAGCGGCGGTTGTTACTGCCGGGTCCCTGGCTGGCCCGTTCGAAGACCCACCTCCTTATAGCACAGCCCCGACCCAGGGCGCAACCCTTCTTCAGAACTATACACCTGATAAGTACATGGGTCTGGAGCCGAGTTGTACCTCAGGGGCGGGGACCCCGACGCGAAGCGGCCGGCGCCGGCAACCAGCGCCTGCCAAATTGACACAAAGTACTCCAGAGAGGTGCGCGATTTTTTGCGGGGCTTCGCGACCCCACGCGACCAGCAAGGGGGGCTCCCCCACCCCTCCCGCGAGGCGCGAGGGTGGCCCGGCGCCCGTTTCGTCAGCGTTGGTAGGGGTTTGTGCCCCGTCGAGCGCCGAGCCGTGGCCCGGCCCGGACCCGCGAGCCGCAGGCGTCGGGCCTCCGGCGAGCCGCAATCCAGTATACTAGCGTCAGGTAGCCACGGTCACCGTAACCTCGCGCCGTATTGGCGCAATTCGCCGTGTGCTCTCAGAACATACCTCGGTTCTGCCGGGGCATATCCCCGCGTGTCCAAAGGCGAAACTACTAACAGTACTCGGTTTCGAGCATGGTCGGCCGCGCCTGTCTGTTTGTTGTTTGTCACTACACACACACACCACACACACACAAACAACAAACCAAGATCCGGGCCCGGCCCGGCCGACCCCACTCAAAACTCAGTACTCACGGCGTTTCGGCTGTGTCGGCGGGGGTTTGAGGCCCGGCGAAACTCATTGACATTGCGGGACGCATGCTGTAGATTGCCGAGCTATGACGCCTACATACGGACGTGCAGGACTTCAACGCAAGTATACCGGCGCCGTCCCCGCGCCAGATTCCCCACTCGAAACGCGCCTCAACGCGGTTCGGGCAGAGCTTTTGCAACTGCGGATCATCCCGGCGCCGCTGCGCACGCCGGCAGAGCGGACCATCCTTCGTGCCCTCAAGCGTGAAGAGCTGACCCTGACCCCGCGAGTGCTCACGCGCAACCCGCGGTGGCGCTCCGCACTGCAACGGTCGAGTGTGTACCGGGCTACGCTGACGCGCCAGGCCCGCGCAGTCGCCGCGGAGCGCCTCGCGGCGGACCGGGAGGATATCGCGGCCCTCCGGGCGGAAGTAGCTCGCCTGAGCGCCATGGTGACGCCCTCGGCGCCCGCCGTGCGAATTGACGCGCCGCGGCTTGACCCTACCGATGATCGGCGGTAAGGTAACGACATGAAGCACTCGGACCCGCACCCACCGTCGGAGGATCAGCGAGAGACGGTCGGTGCGACCGGTGTGGGCCACGCGCTCAGCGGAGGTAAGACGTCGGCCCCGCGCAACGCACCCCAACGATGGCAACGTGGCGACGTCGTGAGACTGCGGGATCTGCGCCAGTTTGGCGGAGACCTGGAATGGCACGACGTGAACCGAGCACGCAACGCACCGACCAGCGGACGTCAACGGGAGCACGGTCCATGAACACGAACATCGCAGGCGACACGAAGCGACATCCTATCCTCGACACGACTGGCACGGTCCGGAAATGGCTCACCACCGGCCGCGGAGTCGCCGTCTGGACGTCACACGACATCAGAGCCGGACGCGCGCTCACGCCAGCGGACCACGTATGCGAACAGCGGCTCACGTGCGCCAGCGTCAACGCGGTACCGCTCTGCCGCAAGCCGCATTGGGCGTACATGCCCGAACGTGCGTTGCTCACGGTCGATGACGCGCTGTTCTACCTGCCCGGGCGGATCGTCAAGTCATGGACCGATGGCCCCGCCGGCTACAAGGCCGCCTACCGTGCCCTCGCAAAGTACCCCGACGAAACCCGCGAGGCGCCTATCGGCACCGTGTACACGACGTACGCTTTGCATCGCTACGCCATGGTGTCAGCGCAGATCAGCCCGGACGGGACGGTGCTGGATACCTACGGAGCACCGCTCGCTCCCGACGCCACGGGGCCCGCGATCCCCACGGACGTGGAACACCGCATCGGCATTCGCATGTGGAACGCGATCGACCATGCGCCCGCAACGGGAAACGCAAAGCGAGGCGCGCCACTCCGGCCGATCGCCAGCGGTGCGTACCCCGGCATTCGCCCGCTCTGCGTCTGTGGGCACTACGACGCGAGTCACGAAGCCCTCATGAACCATCCTGGAGTGCCCGATGCGGGTCCCTGTCATGCGCCCGTCGCCGGCTACGGCACGCGCTGCGACTGCCAGGCGTTCGTGGATCGCAACACGACGCTTGACAACGACAACGGATAAGCGTACAGTACGGACATGACGCACACACGGAAGTTCACGGAGGGCACCATGAACAGCATCCTGACGGTTACGATCCGCGACGGCGAGACCTACTACAAGGCACGGCTGACCCGGCGCCAAGTCTCGCTGTGGGACAACGGTGCCATGGTGTCCTGTGGTCTCACGGTCGGGGAAGGCCGGTTCAAGGCGGCTAGCCTACGGACCTTGCAGGCGCAAGGCCGCGTGCAGCCAATCGACCGCGAGACTTACCTGCACTCCGGGTGTCAGTCGTCGTGTGTCCGGCGTGGCGGAAGCATCTGCCGCTGGTAACGCCCGAACGAGTCGTGAACCCACGGAAGTCAACGGAGGATGACATGACCACCAACACCTACGCCTCAACCCAGCACCCGGTCCCCGGCGGGTTCATCGAGTCCGCCACGGTCACGCACGAAGGCCGCGCGTACACGAGCGGCGGAGCCGTCGTCACGGATGACGTGCTGGCCTGCTACCCGAGGGCGCCGCTTGCCGGTGGGCCGGTGCCGTCGGGCGAAAGGGGGGAGGTAGCCATGGGTGACATGTCACAGCCAAAGTGGGAATTGATCGACAACCTCGGGGACGCCTCCCCGATCGACTACGGCGGGTATTTCGTCTTTCGGGATACCACCGGAGTCTACGAAGCCGAAGCCGAGCTACTAGAATCCCCGGACGACGACGACTCACCGGAAGGCTGGACAGTCCACCGGATCGTCCTGGCCCGCTGCACGTTGACGGACGGCATCCTCAGTGACAACCCGGCTCATCCGCTGTACCCGGCATGGTTTGCCACGCCAGAGGAACGGCGCGCGACCCGTCCGCAGGACACTACGTATCTGGCCAACGTCGCGCGCACCATGGATTACCCGCTTGACGAGTTGACCGAGGATTTGTGCTCGGCAGATCCGATCGACCGGGCCAACGCCTACCGGGCCATCGGCGACTATCACGGGTGGGCGAACCTGGACAGCTACCCGCTCACGTTCCACAATCGGGCCGAAGTCGAGGCCCGATACAAGGACGTGCTGGGGGGAGGTAAGCCATGTTCCACCTAACGCTGACCGGCCCGCTCGCAGGTACCCCGTTCTGTGGCGTCGACAAGGCCACAGCACGCGAACGCGGCGAGACGTTCATGCACGTACCGTATACGAACGCGAACGCCGTGCTGGCCCGGCCCGACCTTTGCCCAGCATGCGCCAAAGCATGGGAGGATGCGCGATGAGCACCCACGCTGTCGAACGCGAACGGTTCCAAACCCGCATGGAACACGAGGGCATGCCCCGCGCCGTGTCCGCCCGCATCCTCCGACACGCGCAGACCGTGCAGCGGCTCGCCGAGCTGGCCTGTTCGAGTGAAGCGGCGGACCGGGACCAAGTGCCCTGCCCTGAAACAGGTTTTGCCGTCGAAAACTGCCTGTGTCGTGACTACGGATCGTTCGATCAAACTGTGGCGCACTGTGGACGCCCAGGCGCTGCCCACGGCACCGTCCCCCGCTACATGGTCCAGAACGCGCGAGCGAAGCGGCTGATCCGGGAGTGGTGCGAGAAGGCCCAGCACGTTCCCGAGAACAGCGGACGCATCGCTCACTTCGTCCCCGTGTTCTCCGGTGGCCCCCGCGGCGCCTGTGTCAAGATCCGGGTCCCGAGCGGCGCCACCGACGACTGGGGCCAGACCGGCATTTGCGTGCCGACGCGATGACGCCTTGTTGGCACAACCGATTCTCTCTTGTCGACGTACCGTGCCCTCGCGAGGGCACTTGGCGCGGGACCGAAACCGCGCTCGACGGAGCTGCGCAACGGATGTACTGGTGTGACAAGCACAAGCACCCGAACGATGTACCGGTGGCGAAGGACGAACCGTGAACCTGCACTCGATGGGCACGTGCGGATGGCTGTACCCGAGGCCCCCGTACATGCCCTGCGGAGCCTACGCGCCGCTCTGGCGCGTGCGCTACCCGGACGGACGCATCGGCTACTTCTGCAAGCATCATGCGAGATATGAGACGGTGAGCGGGTACGCGATATGGCTTGACAGTGATCGTGGATAAGTGTACAGTCCGACGTAGCACAACCTAGTCCGCCGCAAGGCGAGAGACAGGAGACCGACATGGCCACGAAGCGCACCGCCGAACAGCTCACTGCCCTCGATCGCCTACGCGCCTTGCTCCCGCCCGGGAGCACCGTGTGGACCACCGTCAAGCACGTCTCCCGAAGCGGCATGTCGCGCGTGATCGACGCGCGCGTGATCCAGAACGACGAGCCGCAATGGCTCAGCGGGTACATCGCTCGCGCTGGCCTCTTCCCGTTCGACCCGAAGCGAGACGCGCTGCGGGTCGACGGCACCGGCATGGACATGACATTTCTCGTGACGTATAGGCTGGCCCAGGCCCTGTACCCGGACGGCTTCGGCTGCATCGGGCGCGGAGACTTCGCCGGTCATGTCGAGCGGGGTCCCTGCCCCAGCAACGCCCACGCGAACGGGGATCGGGATTACACGCCGCACGGCGCCGTGACCGGATGTCAGCAACGCCGTTGCGTGTGTCACGATCCCTCAATCCAACAGAGGATGTCGACCGAGGGCACATTCTGCTCAACCTGCGGCTGTTCGCCAAAGGCGCACTGGCACCGCTCCGGTGGTTATGCGCTGCGGAATAGGAACCTGTGATGGCCCCCGTACACCTCTACCAACTCAACCTCGGTCGCCCCGGCAAGATCGCCGTGTGCCCCGTGAACACGACACGGGAGCACACGACCAGTGAACCCGCGAAAGTCACGTGCAAGAGCTGCCTTGCGTGGCTTCGTAAGAGGGGAGTGATCCGCTGATGGAATTCGTGATGACGGTCAACATGGACAACGCGGCGTTCGACGATGATGAAGAGATTGGTCGATGCCTATCTCGCGTCAAGACCGTCGTTTTACAGACGGTGGGCGCTGGGGCAGACCAACACGGCGCCATCCTCGACTCCAACGGCAACCGCGTGGGCTCATGGGAGATCCGGGCATGAGCCGGCGCAAACCCGACCTCACCTACGTCGTCTTCCGCCGCTGGCGGGACAACGGCGACCTCATCGCCTTGTTCCCGGACATCGCCTTGTTCCCGGACATTCCCGAGGCCGAGGATTTCGTGCTGTCCTACATGCACATGGGCCAGCATGGGGGCGCCGACTACAATGGCGTGATCCGACTGTCAGACCCGGTAGACCCGACCGCACCGGACGTGCTCGCGCTGCTCGCGGAACTGCGGAGCATCGGGTACAAACTCGCGGTCACGACACGGAGGCCCCGACGATGAGCCGTCGTCGCCTCACCGACCTCGCCGCCCACGCCTGCGCCGTCGCCCTCGTCGCCGCGTTCGCCTGGTTGTTCGTCGTGGCGATGCTCGGCGGGTGCGCCTGGCGCGTCGGCCCGAACCCGGAGCGGCCCGGGGTCACGTGGACACAGCCGCAGCGAGCGCAACCATGAGGCGTACCCGCCTTGAACGTCTACGGTTTCGCTTGGCGTGCTGGTGGGACACGGCGCTGTGGCGCGCCCGCCTAAGATGCGCCGCATGTGGGCATTGGCATTGGAGCCGGTTTCGATGCGGGGTCGGCAGCGTGCGGGCCCATCGATTTCCCCTTGACAACGATCACGAACAAGCGTAGATTCCCCGTATGCCCACCGAACCCCGCGACCTCGAATCTTGGATCGGCCGGACCGTCCGCGTGCCTACGTCCATCGGCTACCTCAACGGCCACGTCCGGGTCGACATGACCGTGACGCACGTCAAGGTGTCGTTCGGCGTCCCACGGCTACTGGTCCGTCCGGTTTCCGGGGTCGGGGACGCCTGGATTAACCTCGAAACCGTCACACGGGAAGGGTAGGAACGCCCCCATGAACCACACCGAATTCGCCACAGGGCTCCGCGCCATCGCGGATTGGATCGAAGCGCACCCCGAGGTGCCGATTCAGTTCAGACGAAGCCTCACCTTCGGGGTCGAAGATTCCCGCGAGAACGCGGTCCTCGCGGCGCGCGCCCTCGGCCACTGCGACAAGCGCATGGAAGATACCATGTTCAAGCTGGCGCGTCCGTTCGGCGCAATCGAGCTACAGCTCCTGTTCTGGCGTGCCACCGTCTGCGAGCGGCGTGTGGTCGGGACCCGCCAAATCCCCGAACACCACAGCCCGGCTAGCACGGAGGAAATCGTCGAGTGGGATTGCCATCCGATCTTCGGAGGCGCCGCGGAACCCGTTGTACCTGTCGTCGCGGACAACACGGCTGACGACGACGTTCCGTTCTAAGGAGGAACGTCCCCATGCTCATCGTTGCGCACCGCGGCTTGTTACCCTACGAGATTCTATGGATCGAGCCGATCGGAGACACGCGCTACTACAGCGTACAAGCCCTCGTCTATGGTAGCGTCATTTCGGTTCCGTTCACCGCGGCGAGGGAAGAACTCGCACCGCTGGTGAACGTGTGGCCGGCGCAGCCGGCGGCGTAATGCCCCGCCCGTGGCGCCGCTCTCTCGACGACCTCGCGGCGAACGAGCCGGACCCGCACGCTGACTGCCCGCGCTGCCAAGAGTGCGGCGTGGACCTCGACTGCGTCGGCTGCGCGTGCGAACCCGTGCGAGAGCAGGAGGACGATGATGAGACCCGACGCGCGGACGCCCCACGAGGCCGACAGAGGTGAAGTCCACCGTGATAACAGCCACGCTGTTCCGCCAGAAGCGGTGCGGCGCCCGCCCGGGCCCGGGCCGGCGGTGGCACCCGACACCGGGCCAGCCTCCAAAGAACGGTCGAACTCGCCAGTAGGCGAGCGTGGGGACGCGCGGACGCAGGAGGCGAGCGATGAAGTCATTTGAACATCGCCGCCGAGCCCTGAACCGGCAGATGCTCCCGCACACGCTGGTAGGGCATCCCGCTGCCGCCGTGCTGTCGGCAGTTGGGCTTCTGGCGATGGCGGACGCGATCCACTACCGCACGCTGCCGCGACGAGCCAGGAGGCGCCTTGCGCCTGAGTCAGTAACGTTCTCGCACAACCGACGACTGTTCTGGGCGGATCTCATCTGGACGCCGCTATGTTCTATGGCCCGGGCGGTGGGTTGGCACCGCGTGGCGGAAACGCTGTTCTTGATCGGTCCGTGGAAAACATCCCTCGCTCTCGGCGGATGCGGCTACATGCCCGCTCCTTCACGGGCCGAGATGGCGGAAGACGCCGAGCGGGCAGAACGCCAGCGTCGTGAAGAAGCGGCGGCTGAGAGGGCGTTCAGGCGCCACGGCGCGCGGATCACTCTCGGGTGTGGATGCGTACACGTGATCTTCCGGCGGTCAACACAGGTTCCCCGAACGGGATTAGGGAGCGGACAGCGGCCACGACAGGGTCACGAGGCGCGATGGCCTACGTGCCAAGGCTGGACGAGTATCACGAAGGTCGAGACCCCCGATGCCCACTGACCCGAGCCGGGAACCGAGCGCGTGGGCACGAAAGCTCATCGACGGCGCGCGAGCCGACTGTGACCACGCCGCCGAAGGGTCGATCTGCGAACGATGCGCCGCCCTCGCCATCGACGCCGCCGTGGCCGACCGCGACGCGCTGATCGGAGCGAAGGATGATGCACTGCGCGAGATCAAGGCGCTTGTCTGTGGCCAGTGGCCGACTCCGCTACCAGAGGGTGCACCGTACCGACTCCTTTCGATAGCGGACCGAGTTGACGCCGCCCTCGCCCTCATCGCGAAGGACCGGGCGGCGCTGGTCGAAGAGCGGGACGGGCTGAAGCGTCGAGCGGAACACGTCGAGGCCCTGCTGTTCGATGAGCGGGATTCGGTCGATAGCCTCGGCGAGCAGATCGCCACCCTCCGCGCTGACCTGACGCGGGCGCGGGAGGAGCGGGATGCTGCTCTGACCGACGCGCGGAATGCATGGGCCGCCCAGCGCGGGGCCTTCCATCGAGCTGAGCTTCGACGCCAAGTAATCGAAGTGCTCACCCTCGCCCCACCCGACGCGCGCGACGGGGAGACGACGTGATGCCGGCGTTCAAGGTTGGGGCGCGTTGCCGATGTGGTCACGAGGCGGACGTACACGTTCAGTTGCCGGGGCACCCTGACGGTGCGTGGGAATGCTACGGGTCTGACGGCGACTGCGAGTGCGGCAAGCTCGACGTCGTGATGCGCGGCCGGGATCGGTAGGGCGCTCCGAACATGAAACCGTACCAAGATCCTGACGACGCACGCAACGGCCCCAAGTACCACACCGGCAAGACATGCGTTGAGCCCGGCTGCGACCGTCCAGCCGGGACCGCGTGGAGTCCCCTGTGGTGCTTCAGCTGCAACGTCGTTCGAATGGACCGAATTGGTGCTCAACTCCGGCTGCTCGCGCAGGCGGTGCCCCGTGGCTGACCCGAGGGACCGGAGGCGGGCCGCGCGGGCACCCGAAAAGACCGAGCGCGAGTTGATCGAACGGCTCTTCATGGGCAGCAGCGAGGTGACCATGACGACGCGCGACTGGCGCCGCGTGCTGCTCCATTTACGGCGCTGAGTATCCGCACACGTTTCAAGGCCGGAGCTACTGGCTCAAGGGCCGTTCGGTCGGCGCGGGCGTCTACTCGATCACGCTGGTGCCCCGTGGCTGACCCGACGCCGGGCGACTTGAACAAGGCGCGCACGGTGTACCTCGCTCACTGCCTGTGCACGCGGATCGTCCCGTGCGCCCGGCATCAGGCCATCGCTGACCTGATCGCCCGGGAGCGCGCGGAAGCGACGGCGGCCGAGCGGGAGCGTTGCGCGACGACGGCCGAGGCTGAAGAGGAGTTGGATGGGCCGATGCCCGAGGCCCTGTACGACCGATGCGTGACGTATGGCGGCGCGGAGGAGGTCATGCGAGCAGCCGTCCAAGCGACCAAGAAGAAGATTGCCGCGGCTATTCGCGCCGGGGCCACCATTTCCCGTTGACACCCCCGCACATCCATGCTAAAACCCTCACCCAACGGAGGACAGGCAATGCTCCCAACGCCCCCCACGCCGAGTGACATCCTCTATCGTCGGCTCATCAAGCAAGACGACCTCAAGTCCGTCGTCGACCTCCGGCTCGTCGTCGAGGCGATGAAGCGGGACTCCGCCGCCGCCGAAATCGAGCTGGCGAAAGCCGAGTCCGTCATCATCGCCCGGATCGACGCCGGGACGCAAATCGAACCCGGCGCGTACTCCGCGGCGATCCACGTGACGCCGGGCCGACGCTCCCCAAAGTGGAAAGAAGCGCTAGCGGCACGCTGTGGCCCGCGTGCCGTGGTCGAAGTGACCGCGCGGACGGAGCCGGGGCCGCCGTCGCGAAAGCTCATGGTGACGGAGGCGGGTTCGTGACCCCCGAGGAGATCCTCGTGGTCACGGCGCCGGAGCGGGTGTTGCGAATCCGGCTCCGCGGACGTAGACGTCCGCCTCGACTCGATTTCGTAGACCCGGCATTTCAGCTGGGGTCCGGACGATACACCTGACCCTCCGCGGCGTTGGCGGAGTTCCGTCAGATCAATATCGCCGAAGTTCGTCGCGTCGTTGACTGCCTGCGGGAGGTTGCGACGGCGCTAGGATTCGGGATGCACGAGTACAACCAAGCCTGCAAGGAATGGCCCGGCATCGTCCGCACCCGCCTCGCGGCGCTCCGCGCCACGGTGGAGCCCATCGCGTGATGTTTCTCGTTATCATAGCAGGCAACCACGATCAGGCTGCGACCTACGCCGCGGAATACGGCATCGCAAGGCCGGACTGGACCTACCCAGCAGGGCCAGAACGCCTTTACGGCCGTCGCGGCGGAACGTACACGCACGTAGGTACGTGGTATTACCTCGACTGGACCGAAGTAATCGACTACCTCAAGTCCCACGACTTCGCCAGGGTCCCCGCGTGACCCCCGCCGAACACGCCGCCATCGCCGCCGTCCTCCACGACTTCGACGAAGTGGCGCACGGCTTGGAGCAGGCCCAGCGCGCCCTCAACCTGTGGCTTCGAGCCGGGGCCGAAGTAGTCACGAGGGCCCGCCGCCTGATGGAAACGGTGGAGGTGGAGGCGTGAAATGGGCAGAGGTTCTCCGCAAGCCGCCTCGTGACGCCTATCTCCAGCACTACAAGCGGACCTCAAACCCCGCCGAGCTGTTGGAGAAGTCTCCGCAGCGCAAGCGCTGGGAAGCCACCGAACGCCGTCGTGAGTCGATGTTAGTTGCCGGGCGTCGAGGGGATCGCATTATCTCCCTTGACCAGCTCGTCTTCTTAGCAGACGCGCGGCGCTCCGTCATCTGCGTCCACCGCCTCGGCCACCAACCCGCTGCCTGGGTCGTCTCAATGCAGGCCCGCGAGGTTCACCGGCTGCTCCTGAGCGGCGTGTACGAGTACATTCCGCAGGGACGGCAGCGTCGGCGAAAGGCGAAGCCGTGAAAGCGCCGCGCGGCTGGAGACTCCGGCCCGAAACCGCACGGAAGCGCCGTCCCGACGACATCGTTCGCGGGCGCCTTGTGCGGACCGAGCGGTATGGTTATGTCTTGCAGGGCCGCTCGCGACGGAAGGTGAAGCCATGAAGCCCCTCCGTCCCGTCACCTGTGACAACTCCCTGCTGAAGGACGTCGCCACGTGTGACACCGCCGCCGTCCTGCGCCACGTCCACGGCTTCACCTCCCGCGAGGAACGCGCCGAGCTGCACGCCGGCTCCGCGATCCACGAAGCCCTCGCTTCGTACTTCGAGACCGGCTCCGCTCGCGCGGCGCTGGCGCAGTTCGACGTCGCCTACCGCGAGTGGGCCACGCAGAACGTCCCCGCCTCAGATCGCCTCGGCTGGCCGAACACGCTGCGCGTGTTCACGGAATGGCTCGATCGCAATCCGTTTTCGACGCTTCCGTTCACCGTCGTGGTGCTTGACGGCGAGCCGATGATCGAAAAGGGCTTCGCGTTCGCCCTCACCGAAGATGTGACCATCTGCGGTCGGCTCGACGGATTGGTACTGCTCCATCACGAAAACGGCAAGATCCGCGTGCTAGAGAACAAGTCCACGAGGCGGATCAACGAATGGTGGGTTGCGAAGTTCCGCACGGACAGCCAGCTGTCCTGCTACGACAGCGCCGCGATCGAGCACTTCGGTGTTGCCGGGGTTGAGGGCGCCCTCGTCAACGCGATCGAGTTCGGGTTCCTTCCTAACTCGGAGAAGCGGTGCCCGAAGCACGCCGTGCCGTACGCTGAGTGCGGAAACCTCCACGCGAACTTCGATCTGATCCCGATGGAGCGGACCCCGATGCAGCTCGCGGAATGGAAGTTCACGGCGATCGGCCTCGCGCGGAAGTTCGCGTGGCTTCGTGAGGCGTACGGCGACCTCGCCCGGCTCCACGACGTCCCGCAGCAGGGAACGTTCACGAACGCCTGCGGCGGGTGCTTCGCGCGAGAGTTCTGCGCGGCGGGAAGACCGCTGGACCTCGTGGACAGCATGCTGGTGTACGAGCCCTGGACCCCTTGGCTTGGAATCATGCAACGCAACGAAACGGGGAGGAAATAGCCAATGCCGATGAGTTTCCCGAACATGGACAGCCTCAAGGCGGCTGCGCGCGATCACCGTTTCCGCCAGCCGGCGGACGGCGAGCGCGAGGCCGACTACCGCGCCGCCCTGGCCGATCACGTGGCGTCGCGCGACTTCGTCGAGTCGCAGGAGATTCGCACCGGCAAGGGCTGGGACAAGTGGAACAAGGATGAGAAGCGCGACATGCTGCGGCGGAGAGGTTTCAACCTGTGAGCACCTTCCCCGCCAAGCGCTCCGTCGACGCCGTCTCGGCCCTCTCGCCCTCGAACAACCTCCGCATTTGGGCCGATGTCGCCGTCGCCTCCAAGCTCTTCAAGGACAGCGCGGACGTTGCCCGGGCCCTCATCAAGATCAAGACCGGGGCCGAGTTTGGTCTCCCGGAAATGGCCTCCATGATGGGGGTCTACATCACCACCGACGGCAAGGTCGGGCTCCACGCGACGCTCATGGGCGGGCTGATCCAGGCGTTTCCGTGGACCGGTCCCGACGGCCGGCGCGCAAACCGGTTCAAGTTCCGCACCCCGATCCTCGACCCGAAGGGCTGCACGATCGAGTTCTTCGAGCGGGACCCGCTCTCCGGCGAGTGGGAGTCGTGCGGGGTCCCAGTCTCGTTCACGATGCAGGACGCGACGGTTGCGGGATTGCTCCGCAATGCGGTGTGGCGCCAGTACCCGCGGCCAATGCTGTACGCCCGCGCGCTGTCGATGGGGGCCCGGCTCTACTGCTCGGTCGTGTTCAACGGCCGCCCGGTCTACGTCCCGGAAGAGATCGGGGCGGCGGTGGGCCCGGAGGGCGAGGTGTTGGAGATCCCGGCGCCGCCGCCGGGGTACCGCACGTCGGCGGTCGATCCCGCGGGACAAGATACGGGGGTTACCACCGGGAACTCACCAGACAACTACAAGGCCACTTCTGGTGCCATCACGGACCCGGCAACGGTTGCGGCGGAGTACGCCACGATAGACCCGCTTCGCGACTACTCTGTCGCGTGGGTCATCGAACGCCTGACTGCGCTGTACGGCGAGCAAGGGTTCCACCGAGCCAACGTATTCTTCGGCACGAGATTCACGACAGCAGATAACTATCAAGACGTCTTCGACGTGCTCCACAAAACGAAGGAAGCGGACTGGCGAATCTGGTCTGCCGGCTGCGACCTCCTCGCCGACCAAGAAGGCTGACCCAACATGCACGGCGCTGACAGAGGGAGATGTAAGTCCTCCGTGACAGCCCACTGGTTGATGACCAGGACGGGCGGGATTCCGAGAGTCCCGCGTCACGAGCCAACGGCTCACCCCTCCAAAGAACGGCTTGCGGGCCTCAGCCCGACGTGCAATGAATCCTGACACACGTGCCACGCTCGCATGGATCGACCGGCACCAAGAGGCACTCAGCGGAGCCCGACGCGATCAAACCCGCGTGGCGCTCGAAGCCTGGCGCCTGTCTTTAGGCGATTGGACACAGCATTCTACCGACGAAAAGGGGTAGCTATGCTTACCCAAATATACCGGTCGGTTGCTGACGTGAAGCGGCCACTTGATGAAATGATCGCTTTGGCGTCGCAGGCGTTCACGTCTAACAACCATGTCGCGCTTGACGCAGAGTTTCAGCTTCGCGACTCGATCGGTGACACCGTCGGCCTTCTCGACATCAAGTATCGCCTTTGGCGAGTCCATCCCACGTGGACCACGCGATTTTTCGGCGAGCCGTTGCTCAACGAAACCGCGTTGCTTACGTTCGCGAAGGCGCACCCGCAACGATGGAAGGCGGGGCGAAAACTGGTTTGGACACCGCATCCGACCGACGAAGGAGGTGATCGCCCCATGCCCATCACCGTCGAAACCCTGACCCCGCGTGACCGCCGCGCGCTCGGACGCGCGTACGCGCTGCTCGGCTCGGTCCTCCGCATCGACGAAGCGGAGCCGACCGAGGGCGGGATGCCCACGCCACGCCGCCGGAAGGCCCGCCGCGCGAAGTCCGTGCGCCGGACCCGCCGCGCGAACCGAAACGAACCCGTGCCGGCCGAGCTGGCGCCGGAGCCCGAAGCCGTCCCGGCCTAACCCTCAACCGTGCGAAGAGGCGCCTCGCCGCCGGGGCGCCAGGAGGTTCCGCAAGATGCCTCAGAAATTCCCTGTGGGCACCGTGCCCACCACCGTTGCAGCGTGCCAGCCGGCCGGTGCCTACACCGTCGAGATCCCCCTCCTCGCCGAAGGAACAACGAAGGCCGGCGACAAGCTGAAGTACGACAGCAACAGCGGCTTCCGCATCCTGTCCGGCGAGCTGGAAGGGTTCGCGCTCTTCGATACCAACGCCTTCATCGTCGGGCTGCTCGACGGCGACGGTCAGCTCGCCGACCCCGAGGATTGGGCGAAACCCCGTGGCGGTGGCATCCTCTTCAACAACATGATGTACAGCGCCGGGGTCCCGGAATCGGACGATCCCGACGAGATGTGCGCTGCTGCCGAAGGGCGTCAGGTCGGGCTCATCGTCCGCGTCGAGAAAGACGCCACGGGCTCCTACCCCGACAAGAACCGCTTCGTCCAGTTCTTCCCGCTGAAGGACCGCTCCCCGAACGGCACCGGGCCTGCCCGCCTCGTCGGGCCTGCCCACGCCGGGGCGGCGCAGGCCGCCGCGCCACGTCCCGCTCCAGCGGCTCCAGCCCGCGTCGTCGTCCCGCCGCGCTCGGCCCCGGCGCCCGCGCCGCAGGCGGCCCGGCCCAGCGCCACCGGCCGCAACGCCCTGATCGCGTGCACTCAGTGCAGCCCGTCGCAGGACATCCCCCGCGCGAAGTGGGGGTTTCACGTCAACCAGCATGACCAGACCGAGGACGCCGCCGCGAGGGCGGGGATCGAGCCCCCGGCGTACGTGCCGTTGGAAGCGGAGCCCGCGTAGCTCACCGTGCGAAGAGGACTGGCGCCAGGGAAACTTGGCGCTGGTCCACGGAGGACCGCGTGACTCAGGAACGCCCCGGCCACCCGGCAGTCTACAAAGCCCTCGAAGACGCCGCAACGCTTCACGACGCGAAGAGCGCGGGTTACCGCAGCACAGCCGACCCGCTCGCGAACTTCAAGCAAGCGGCGCCAGTCGCGAAGGGCGTACTGACGCCGCTTCAGTACGCTTTCACACTCATGTCCAAGCAGGACGACGCGCTTGTCGGACTCGTGTGGGGGCGCGTGACCAACAAGTCACCCGGCATCGACTACGAGTACGACCGCCGGGGCGGCGACGCCATGCTCCGAGAACGCCTCATGGACGGCATCGTCTACCGCGCGCTGATGCTGGCGCTCATGGAGGAATCCTCGTGACCACCAAACAGGTCCCGGACTGGCTTCACCCGATCGTGGAGCGCCGTGAGGGCCGTGAGTGGCGCTCGGCTGATCTCGCCCTGTTCTTCAAGCGGAAGCCCACGCTAGAGATGCAGGCGAACGCAGCGCTCGCCCGGGTGCAGAACGGGCACGGGGTCCCGGCATGAAGGCGACCTTTCACTTCAAGGATGGCGGTTCCGTCGAGTGGCCGATCCCGGGCTCAAGTTTCCTGGGATCGTCACTTCCGTCGGGTTGGTGGTACGGTCCTGACAGGCCAACGGGCGAGACCATCCGCATCAACCTGAACGAAGTCCAGTACATCACGGTGACCAAGTAGATGCCCCAACCGATCCGCGACGAAGGCTCTCCGCGGGCCCGCCTCGTTCTCGTCGGCGAGGCCGGCGGTCAGCACGAAGCGGCTCAAGGTCGCCCGTTCGTCGGGCCCTCCGGCCAGATGCTCGCCCGCTGGTGGCGGGATGCCGGCCTTGCCCGCGACCACTTCTTCATCACGAACGTCGTCCAGCGCCAGCCGCCGAAGAACAACATCAACGCGGTCCCCGCCGACGAAATGCAACGGTGCGTCTCCGAGCTGCATGACAAGATCGCCGCACTCGACGACCCGTGGCTGATCGTCCCAACCGGGAACACCGCGCTCCGCGCGCTCGCGCGGTTGTCAGGGATCACCAAACACCGGGGCTCGATCTACGAAATCACCGACCGCCGCGGGCGCCAGATCAAGTGCATCCCGACTCTCCACCCAGCCTCAATCTTCCGTCAACCGTCGTGGGAGCGGCGCTGCATCGTCGACTGGCAGCGGATTGCCGCCGACGCCACGTTCCGCGAGCTTCGGCTGCCGGAGCGCGAACACTTCATCGAGCCGACGTTCGGGGACCTCGAAGATTACGTCGCGGACGCCGAATCCCGCGCGGAAGTCCTCTCCATCGACATCGAAACTCCGCGCCGTATCGAACTCGTCAACGTTGTCGACAAGCGCGGCAAGACCCGCGTCAAACGGATCAAAGGCGCCCCGCGCGTGACAGTGGTCGGGTTCTCCTTTGAGCCCCACTTCTCGTTCACCGTTCCGACGACGCCGGAATACTGGTCCGCCCAAGGTGTCAAGGTCGAAGACGCTTGGACCCTGCTCCGCCGGCTGTGCGCCTTGCCCGGCGTTGAGAAAGGCGGCCAAAATTTCCTCTTCGACGCCTGGTGGCTCGCGCGCGAACACGACTGCCCGGTCACCGAGATGGTCTACGACACTCGGTGGATGTCCCACTGCCTCGACGTCCTCGACGAACACTCCCTCGGATACCAGGCGTCCATCCATCTCCGGGCACAATTCTGGAAAGACGACTCGAAAGACGACGACAAGGACTCCGACACGTTCGTCGCGTCTGGCGTCGAGGCCATGCGGACCTACTGGCGGTACAACGGCAAGGACGCCGCGCACACCCGCGAGCTGATGGGCGTTCACGACACGCGCCTAGCGGCGGCGGGACGCACCGGTCACTACCTCTCGCGGTACGCCGCGCTCTACCCAGTAATGCTTGCGATGTCGCTCGGCGGCATTCGCACCGATCAGCGGGCCGTTCGCAAGCATTCCGCCCGGTTCCTTGCGGAACGGATCGCGTTGCAGGACCGCCTCGACACGCTGGCCGGGGCCCCGCTGTTCGGCCCGAAGGGCAGCCTCGTCCCGAAGCGTCTCAACACCTACCTCTACGAAACGCTCCGCCTCCCGGTGGCGAAAGACCGCAAGACCGGCCGGGCCGCCTCGAACGAGATCATCGTTCGCCGGCTAATGCTGCGGCACCCCGCGAAGCTGGCGGAGGCCGGGCCGGCGATCCTTGCGAACCGGCGCCTCGAAGCCCTCTCCCGCTTCGTGAAGGAGGGCATCGCCGACGACGACGGCTACACCCGCTGCTCGTGGGGCTTCACCTACACGATGCGGTTCAAGTCGGGGAAGGCGGCCAACCGGCTCGGCACGAACCTCCAGAACACCGATCGGGAACTGCTGTCGATGTACATCCCGGACCCCGGTCACATCCTCGTCGAGGTCGACGAATCGCAGGCGGAAGACCGCGTCGTCAAGATGCTGGCCGGGGCCCTCGTCGGGACGTCTCGCGACCGACAGCGCCAGCTCTTCGAGCGGGCCCGCGCGATGCCATGGGAAAACGACGAGCACAAGCGCGCGGCCGTCCTGATCTTCCACACGACGACCGACGCAGTGACGAAGGACCAGCGCTACCTCGCGAAGCGGGCCCGCCACGCCTCTAACTACGGCATGCACGGGAAGACCCTCTCCGAGCAACTGTTGAAGGACGGGCACGTCTACTCGCCAGAGGATTGCGACGGGTTCATCAGCGCCGTTCTCGACCGCGACGTTCCCGAGGTCCGGGACTGGCAACGCTCCGTGCGCCAGACGGTGCTTCGCGATAAGGCCCTGACGAACTCGTGGGGCCACCGGGTCGACTTCCGGTATGAGCGACTCGGCGATGACCTCTACCGCGAGGCGTACGCGGTGATCCCGCAATCCGAAGTGACATCGATCGTGAAGTATTGGGGCCTCGTTCCCCTCCACGCCCTCCTCAGCGCGGAGCGCTGGGACGCCCGCATCCTCCTGGAAAAACACGACAGCATCCTCGTCTCGACGCACCCGCGGCACGCCTGGGACATCTACACGTTCCTCCGCGAGCGACTGGAGCGCCCACGCCGGTACGGCGGCCACGAGCTGACCATTCCGATCGAGCTGAAGCTGGGCCGGGACGCCGCCATGCAACGCGAGTTCAAGAAGCCGCCGACCCGCGAAGAGTTCGAGGCGGCGGTGGAGGGGCTTCGATGACCGAAGAACGCTACACCGTTGCGGACGCGGTTCACGCGAGTCGGCCGAAGATCGTCACGACGACGGACCGGATCCTCGCGCAGTTCGCGGGGATCGCGCTCGCGGTCGGCCTGCTCGTCGGCCTTGTCCTCGGCTTCGTGATCGGGCGCCTAGTTCCGTGAGGACGCCCCTACTCTCCGAAGCGGTCGTTCTTACGCTCCTTGAACCGTCCCTGAAGTGGGTAGCGGTGCAACGCTCCCTGAAGCCGCGTTGGCCCCCATCAGCACGCACCGTGGAAAAGCTCACCGAACAATTCCATCGCGGTGAGTACGACAAGGTAGTCAAAACCTACGTGGACTGGCTCATGCACCCGGACCCGTCGGACACGTAGGCCGCCTCGCGCGTGTCCGAACGCTTCCTCGCCGAGCCCCGCAGCCTCATCGACTGCTATCTCTACGCTTGCGGGGACTCCGAGGTCCCCCCGCAATACCACCTCTGGAGCTTCATCAGCCTGCTCGCCGCTTCCGTCGCTGACCGCGTCTGGACGGTGAAGTTCGGCCGTCTCCTCCCGAACCTCTACGTCGCGCTGCTCGGCCCCTCGGCCAACGGCAAAGACACCGCCATCGACGCGATGATGGATCTTGCCTCGCAGCACCCGAAGCTCGGGGCGATCAACTTCCGGAGCACCGCCCCCGCTCTCATCCAGTACATGTCCCGGCAACGTCAGTCCGAGAACGGCGTCACCTACGGAAACTCCCGTCTCCACATTGTAATGCCAGAGATTTCCATGTCCCTCCGCAAAGGCGACGTCGCCGACGATTTCGTAAAGGTGATGACGGCGCTCTATGGCGGGAAGCCCTACGCGCTGACCGATATGACCATCGGTCGCGGGTCGCAAACGCTCCGTGACTACACACTCAACTGGATCTTCGGCTCGGTCCTGGAATGGCTCCTCGACGTGATCCCGCACACCGCGATCTCCGGCGGGACATTCGGCCGGATTGTCGGCGTCCACTACGGCTACGATCACACGAAGCGGTTCTACGTACCGACGTGGCCCGGGGACCGCGACGAAGTCATCGACCACATCCACAAACGCCTCGACGATCTCGCCGAACTCGAAGGCCCGTTCATCGTCACCCGGCGGGCGGACATGCAGCTCCGCCAGTGGTATGACGAACGCCAAGTCCCCGACGATGAATCTCTCATCCCGGCGTGGAAACGCCAGCACGACCTCATCCTCAAGCTCTCAATGCTGCTGTCGCTGAGCGACGGCCTCGACCTGACGATCCGGGACACCCATGTCCACAAGGCGCAACAACTTAGCGAAGCGGTGATCCGCCGGCTCGCTGACATCCAGGCTGCCGCCTCGACCTCTCGCGACACGCAAGGAATCGTCTTCGTCCGCCAGGTGATGAAGTCAATGAAACGTCCGATGATGCGCACCGAGCTGATGAAGCGGCTTATCAACAAGGGGATCGGCGGGGCGACCGCCCTCGACGAGATCATGAATTCGCTGGTCGGAGGCGGGGAGGTTGAACAGATGCGGGTCGGACGTGGAGCGGTCTACGAATACAAAGGCCGGCGGAAGATGCCGAAGTCGAGCGGGAACGGGGCGGGGCCGGACGAAACCCCGACCGAAGAGAACTGACCGCCGAAGCTATCTCATCTCTTCACGAACCGATGGCACCGACCCGACGCCCACAGCACGCCCGACACCGCTGACCACGCCGGGCACCCGTGACGTCGGTGTGATCTTCTCCTGCTGGCCCGGCGGAAGCTGTAGTTTCTCTTTCCCTTTGACGCCGGTGTGGATTGGGGTCCCGGGAATATGCACGCCGATGTAGCGTCCCGCCTTCGTCGTGGGCCCGGTCCCGAGTTCATCCCCTCCAGTAAAGAACCGATGAACAGCCGGGAATTCTTGTGGCGGGACTTCGCCGAGGTTGTCCATCAACCACTTGTGGAACTTCACGAGGTCGATGGTCCCGCCGCCCTCGCGCATCCGTGGGAAGAGTTCCTCGCCGCCGGACTCCAAGAGGTCCCGGAACCGCATGAACTTGGAGTAGTCCTCACGGAGCCCGGTGTACTCCTGCTGAAGCGCCGTCGGGGTCACGCCGTTGATCGCATCCTGCGTCTCTTCAGCGAACTGCCTTGGAGTACGCCCCGGCAACGCCTCGCCCTTCTTCAACCCCTGCGACCGGAACTGTTTCGCAATCTCGATCGCGGTCTTGACTGGGACTTCGGCGCTGTCCCCGAGCACGGTCGGAAGTCCGTTCGCTTCCAACGCGCGCACCACCTTCGGGTCGTCCACGGGAACACCGAGTTGTTGTGCGATCGACTGTGCGACCTTCATCGACTCCGGGGCCGGGGCCCGCTTCACGAGGTTGCTCCGCCCTGCCGCCGCAAGCACAGCCGCCGGCAACGTTACCGGACCTGCCGTCGCGGCGATCCGGCCCTCAACTGAGTCGAACATCCCGCCGAGCACCTTCCTCCCGCCCTCTTCCGTCCGCAATAGCTGGACGTCCGGGAGCCGCTTCACCGTCCCGCGAAGCGACGGAATGTCATCAACGACCGCGCTCACGAGTTCGGGGCCGAGGATGTTGCGGATGCTCCGCTGCTGCCCCACGTCGTTGAGCCCGCGACTGCGCTTGAGCCAAGCTCCGACGGCGGAGCCAGCGCCGCCAAGCAGCCCACTGACGCTCCCGCTGACCGCCCCAGTCAACGCGGCGTTCCCTGCGTCACCGCCAGAGACCCCGGTAGCCGCAGCGCCGGCCGCAGCCGGAAGCCCCACCTCGGTAGCCGCACGTGTCGCGACCTTGCCGGCCGTGCCCATTCCCCGCGACGCAGCTCCAGCGAGGCGGCCCGCCCCGCCACTCGCAAGCTGCATGACCACTTCTTCGATCGAGCCCGGGAGCAACGCCTGTCCCGCCGTCTGGAGTGCCGTCCCGGTCGTGCCAGGGTTCCGAATATCTCCTTGCATCGCAGCGCCGGCCTGCGCTGGAGACGTCTCCCCGACCATCCACTGTTTCACACGGCCGACGATGTCGGGAGCCTTTGGTGCGGTACGCCCCGACGTAGACGCCGCCTGCGACGCCTGCTGGTTGTACGTGTTGACCGCGTTGAGCTTCGCGGCGGCTTCGTCTGCCCCGCGTCCTTCGAGCGCAACGCCGCCAGGTCCCTCGAACCGCCACACACCGGGCGCGATCTGCTGGGCCATTACTTGAGATCCTCAACGCCGATCACCGCCGGCAACGCGCCATTTCCGAGTCCTTCCCCGAGAGTCGACTTCAGCACGTCGAGGTCTCCCTTCGTGAACGCCTCGACGATCTGCGGCGGAACACCAACCCCGCGGGCCGCAGCCGCGTTCTTCTGGACCGTCGCCGCGTTCGTTCGCAGAAGATCCGCTGTCAGACGACGGCTGTTCGTGATGAGATCCCGGGCCATCTTCCCGGTCACCTTCGTCGGGTCTGCCTGTACGTCCCGCCACTGCTGTTCTATCTGGTTGGCGATCCGACCTTGCTCCCCGGCGAGCTGCCGGGCCTCGATCGACTGGAGCAGCGTGATGTTCTGTTGGATCTTGGCGATCTTACGACCGCGCTCGGTCTGCATGAACCGAGCAGCCTGCGCGACCAGGGTCCCGAGGACCGCCGTGCTCGGAAACGCATCCATGTTCTCTTCGATGCTTTTCAACGCTGCCTGAATGCGGTCAGCGGTGTTCTTCACCTTCGCGATGTTGTCACCCTCTTTGACAAGGGTCTTGATACTCCCGGTCATTGCGGCACGCTTTGGCAGTTCGGTCGACTGGATCGCCGCGAGGTTCCCCGCGATCGTGGCGGCCCGATCTTTCAGAGCGGTCTCGCGAGCCGCGACTGCGGCGCCGGCATCCCGGCGGGTCTTCGGGTCCACCGGCTGGTTCGTCATCGGGTTGTTCCCAGTCGTCGCGATATACCGGGCTGTCTCGGGGTCTGCGAGGTTCACTTGCTTCCCGGTCGTCAGCTCTCGTTGCTTCGTGATATGCGATCCGAGCGTTGAGACGATCTCTTTCAGCCCGCCGCCAGTCGCGACCGCAAGTGCCTGTTCTTGAAGCTGGAGCTTCTTCGCCGGATCACCTTCAGCCGCGGACTGCTCCATCAAAGACTGAATCCGCTGACGCGCGTCCTGCTCCTGTGTAAACAGGACTTGCTCACGCACGGACTTTACGCTCGCTTCGGCGCGGGCCTCGGTCTCGCGAGCTTCGCGGCTCTTGTCGATTCCGAGCCGTTCCTGTTCCAGGCCGAAACGCCCTTGTTCAATCCCGAAACGCCCTTGCTCCAAGCCGAGACGTTCCCGACCCTGTCGCATGCTCTCAACGTCCATTGGCGTGACCGCGCCTTGCTGACGCGAAAGCGTTGTGTTGCCGAGTTTGACGGACGCAGACTTTGAGTCGCGTACCGACGGCAACGGCGGAACTGTCGTCGTTGGAGCTTCGGTTTCTGGAACCGCCATTGGCGCTTGTGGCGGCTGAGCTGCACCCGATCGAGCAACGAGCGAAGCTGCGAACGGATCGCCAGGAGCTTGTGGTCCAGGCTGAGGCATCGGGACGCCGTTGACTCCAGACGTAGACTGAGCCGGCTCGTCCGCCATGAATCGTTGTGCTGCGGAGAGTTCATCCTGCTGCCGTATCCGGTTGGACTCCGCGAGCATGTTGAGGGCAGGGCCCATGTCCTTTGAGAAATACTTGTTCACTGCTTCGGTCGGGAGCGCCGTTCCCTTCATCACGGAATCTAGAAGGATCTTCTGCATCGTCTCGCGCTCGGCGGTGGCCTGCTGCTGCTGACGCTGGAGCGCGCCGAGCCCACCGCCCACGGCCAGCGACGCAAGCGCCCCGAGGATGAACGGAATCGGCATCAGCGCGTCCCTCCGAGATTCCCGAACAACGCCGTTGAAGAACCCCCATTACCGCCGGACTTAGGCTTCGTCCCCGACAGCGACGCAAGGAACTGCTGCACCACACCGAAGTCCATAGGAGCCGCCGACGTTCCGGTCGCTGGGCTCGGCGCAGGCGGCGAGACGATCTTTGAGCCCCCGGGAGTAAAGCCCGCGACACCTTGCGCGATCTGTTTTAGCAGCGCGTTCCAGTCGGTACCGCCACCCTTCCCGGCAGTCATCTCCGGCGGCGTGTTGGCGCTGGCGCCGGGACCTCCTCCCTCGCTGAGGGTCATTCCCTCTTTGCCCATGCCGCCGTAGATATCGATCACGCTCGGCGCTCCCACGCGACCGCCAGATCGAACAGCGGCCGTAGCGCCGGAACCCACCACGTTGCCGCCACCCGCTCACCGTACCGAAGGTAAACCCGACGGAGCCACACCGGCCCACGCCGTAGCATCCACCACCGCGCGAGTAGGGCCTTCGAGGATCGTCGGCCGTACAGGCGCCGGGCGACCCAGCACGCAGCCGACGCCGACGCCGCCGCTTTCATCATCCCGGTGAACAGGTCGGTTTGCTGCTGTCCCTTCGAGACGTCCCGATACGCCTGGGTGTTCGAGAGAGACCCGGCACCAGAAATCATCGCGCCGACCGGGGCCATCGCGTAGCTCGGCGCTGCTCCGATGAATCCTTGTGCCACTGACGACGGGATCATCGACGTCGCCATCTCGCCTTGCTGGCGTCCGCCTGCGAGGATCTGTTGCCCGAATGGCGTCCGTGAGAGCCCGCTTGCCGCGAGGTCTCCGGTCGTCGCCCGCTGGGCGTTCGAGGTGGCCCGGCGGCTCTCCGACTGCATCGCCGAGATGAGCGGGATCTGCGCGCCGATCCCTCCGGTGTTCAACGCCTCCTGGAACTGGCTTGAGAGGGTCTGACGGATCGGCATGGTCTCCGCGGAGAGCGCCGAGATGGTGCTGCCGAGCATGTCCTGGCCGTTGGGCCCGCTGTTGCCGCCCTTTCCACCGCCACCGCCCATGCTCATCGTACCGCCTCCATCGCAACGGCCATCTCGACGCAGGGCCGTCGGTGTCGCCGCAACGTCTCTGCAAACCGCTCCCGGGTCAGCTCGACGATCCAGGCGGGGTCCCCATCCCACAACCCCGCGACGCGGCTAAGGATAGTGTAGCCAAGGCGCCGATGCGGACGAAGAAGTTTTTCTTGCTTCGTGATCCCAAAGATCACCGGAACCTGCGTGAAGTACCACGCATACGTATCGAGGGTCAGCGCCAACGCTTCGTGACTTCGGCGGCGGCCTCGGCGAATCCATAACCCCGTGAACAACCCGCTGAGGACCGGCTCGGCCCACATGGCGAACCAGATTCCTGCGGCGTCGCGATCGTATACGAGCACCTTCGGGCGCCCAATGATCCGGTAAAGCGCGCCAATCGTCTGCGAATCCCGGGTGAAAAGTGCCGGAAGGTCCCCGTCCTGGGACATCCGCAACCACCATTGCGCCACGAGGATGTCGTCGTCCGCGGAGCCGATGTACAGCCGGGTCCCGTTCGTGTGTTCAGGCGTCACTTGAGGGCCTCCGCTGGTAGGGGAACGTAGACGTCCGCCTCGACGCCGAACACCGTTACGCTCGCCGCGAGGGACCCGGCGAGCCGCACGCTCCACACGTGCCCCCACTTCCCGACAGCCAGCTCGATCGGCGGATCCGGGCGCACCGAGGTGGCGAACTGCGGCAACACGTATGTCGCTCCGTCCACGAGCAGCGTCGGGGTGAGCCACTGTCCGCCGCTGTCCACGTCGAAGTACAGTCGCTGCACGAGCCCCCGCACCGACACGTCAAACCGTACGCCCGGCGTCTCCACTTCGAACGCGATGGCGGCTCCGTTGTCCGTAAGGACGCCGGGGACCTCCGGAATGAACACGCCCTCATTGGACCCCGCCACCAGCACCTTCGTATCTGGCTCAAAATACAATGCCGAAATCCGTTGCTTCGTGTACCGCCACGCCCCGCTCGCCACGTCAAGAATCAACGTGGTGGATTCGTCACTGAACCAGACTTCGCGGCCGGTGTACTCCGCGATATCCGCAACGAACGGCGGGATGTCTTCGAGGGCCTCGCCGGTCAACAGGCGCCCGATCGCCTCGAAGCCGACGAGCTTGCTGTCGGTCCCGGCGAACATCCGAATCCCGTCATACGACTGGTACGCGATGCCGAACGGGGTCGGGACGATAGAGAACGGGCGGTCGCTGCCCGGCGCCCCAAACACCTCCCGCCACGTGAACGGCTCCGTGAACCCGAGCACCTGAATCACGTGTCCGTTCGTCCAACCGTACAAGGACCCGCCCCACGAGACGAGCTTGACCACTGGGTCGTCGCCGTTGTTCACTTCGATGAATCCGGCGAGCGATTCGGGGCGCCCTCGCGGTGAGTAGTAGATTCGGCCTTCCTCACCGGAGGCGGAGATCCGAGTCCAGAACATCCGCCCGGCGTACGGGCCGACTGCGTCCGCGAAGTCCCCGCGGGGCGGCGCGTTGTCCAGCGGCAGCTCTTCGGACTGAAGGTCAGCGTCCGGGGCGTTGTCCGCGTATGTCGTCGCAGTGTTGTTCGCGATCTCCGCCAGCTTGAACAGGGTCGTGAGGTTGGCGAAGGTGCGCCAAATCTCCCGGGTATCGACCTGCGGGTCATTCGAGGTCGGGACCGACGTGAGATTCACCGACTGCGTCGCGGGCGAGACGGTCGCCGGCCCGGTGAACGCGGCGGGGTTCGGGTTGCTCCGGGCGCCGGTCACCGAGTTCTTGAATGTCACCGCGTACATGTACGTGCCGTTGAGGACTCCGGCCCCGCCGACCGTTGCGATCGGGTCGATCCCAGGCGCGTCGATTCCCCACTTCGTGACGGTGCCGTCCGTCGCCACCTTCACGAGCGTCCCGCCTCCGGCGACGAACAGGTAGTCTTCGCGGCCCGCAGTCGGCGGCATCCGAGCGAACGTCAGCCGCTCCCCGTCGAAGCCGCCCTGGAGCGCTACGCCATCGCGGTAGAGG